AATCAGCACCAGCAGCAAGAGCTTTTACAATGTCTCCTGCGTTTCTGATACCACCGTCAGCGATGATCTTAACGCCAGTGGGATTGGAAGCTCTTGCACACTCAAGGATGGTTTGAAGTCCTGGAACGCCATGACCTGTCTGAACCCTTGTTGTGCAGATTGAACCTCCACCTATATTACAGCGGATAGAGTCTGCACCCCATTCGATGAGTGCTTCGAAGCCTTCTCTGGTTGCAACATTGCCAGCCATGATATGAATGTCTGGGAACCTATCCCTCAATATGATCAACCCATTCTTTGTGAGAATGTGGTGTCCATGTGCAACGTCAATACAAATAACTTTTGCTCCTGCTTCGACGATTGCTTCTGCCCTATCCTCAAAGTTTCCTGTGACACCAACGGCGCCACCGACAATAGTTGCACCACTGTCTATGGCTTTGCGGATGAGGGTCGCCTGCTCTTCAATTGAGTTGTACCTATGGACAACAGACATTCCACCGCTCTGTGACATGGCAGAAGCCATTTCATCTTCCGAGACAGTATCCATAGGGCTAGAGATGACTGGCAAGTCAAGCTTGAGATCTTTACTCAAGCTGTTTCCAATGTCAACCTCAGACCTTGAGATGATATCACTATACTGTGGAACCAACAGGACGTCCTGATAGGTAACTGCCTCTTCCATAGCGGCTGTTTGAATCTCATTACTGTCATGCTTAAACCATTTAGTATGCACCACGTTCTCCTTTTGTGTTGATGGCATACACCTTGGGATAATTACCACCATTGAACACTGCTGTCTCTTCTGCTTTGAAGACAACCACAGCAGACGGGAATGGTGCGCTGCTTGCGCCTCCACCAAACTTCAGTCTTCCCTTGATGAAGTAGACCTCATGAGCTTCCATACAATACTCGTGCCAATATTTGGTATCTGTACGAGATGGAATCAAACAAACAACAGTTGTGTTTGGCTTCCTGCTTTCATCATACGCCTTCTTGATCCAGTGTTTGATCTCACGACCATATGGTGGATTCATAAATACTGTATGTCCGCCCCAATCCTTACTCAAGCCATCATCCTCTTTTGTAAAATACTTTTTACATTTTGCGGTCTGTGGCGTTGCACACGGATCCAAATCAAAGTTGAACTTTATCTTCAACTGTTTATAAAAATCTTGTGGAGTGGTCCACTCAGTGCTCTTCGACGAGAACATCATCTTCTGTGTTTTCTTGTTCACCTAATACCTCCTGTATTACTTTTTGTGCAAATGCCCAACACTCTGGACAATATAAATTAACCTTACCTTCTTCTTGTCTCACGACAACATTCCAAGATTCAACCATGGCACGATCTTTGCGGTCAAAGTCTTTCTTGCAAGCAAGGCACTCTTCGCCAAGCTTGTCGAACATCATCATCTTATCTTGCATATCTTTTTCAGTATTCTTTTTGATACGCTTCTGATTATCTCTTTTTATTTTCTTACCCAATCCCATTTAAGCCCCCGTTGATCCAAATCCACCAGCGCCTCGATTACTAATAGTAATTGGCTCCCAGTTATATAAGTTGTTTGCTTTTGTTTCCATTGCCCTGAAGGTCACGACTGGAATCATAACCAGTTGAGCAATCTTTGTTCCCGCTTCAATTGTCTGTGCGCCTTCACCGATGTTGTGGAGGTCAATGAAGACTTCTCCATCGTAGCCACTGTCAACACAGTGTGCGCCGACGACCAAGCAACGCTTCGATGCCATGCCAGACCTGTTCATCACTTGCAGCATATATCCATGTGGCACACCGAACTTGAGTCCAGTGCCAAGCACCTTGTTTCCATTCGGTTCAACCACAACTGGCTTATGATCTGCTGGACAGAAATAAACATCAAGACCAGCATCACTTGGATTTGACCTTGAAGGCGGGAGAACATCTCCACGGGTTCTATAATATTCTAACATCATTGTTTGCTCCTATGCAAGTAGTTTAAAGTTATACTTTGCGCTGCGACTGCTAAAGCCCCACTGCTCATCATAATCTAGTTTAGCCATGTACGGGCGATTCAAGTGAAGGCTGTCCTTATCCTGATTGATACCCCAACATTTAATTTTTGTAATCGTACCAGTTATATCTGTTGCGTTGACAATCCAGTAAGCCTTGCCGTTCTTTGTTTTCTTTGTCACGACTTCTCTCGGAACAAACCAAGCGATGCCCAACTCAGGATCAAATTCACCAAGCGGTGGGATGTTATTAATCTCCAAGGCCCTTTGAACTTTGCTGCTTAAAATTAAATTCATGGGGAATACTCCTGTTAAGTTTACGAGATACTCAATCTTCTCTGCATCGGTGAAGTCGCCTTCGGGTGCATACAGTTCAATATTCTCGGCAAGCTTCTTCTTGTTCGCTGGTCGATCAACTGCAACGCAGGACCAATAGTGTTTGAGTCCTGAGAATCTGTCGTCCATCAACTCACTAAGAGCCTGACTACATATTAACACATCCAATGCCTTTTTGTTAAGCTTTGAATAAGTGATTGAATCATCGAACAGGAACTCCTCTATGTTTCTGAACGGACGATGCTCAAGTATCTGCTGCATAGCTGCTGCACCCAATCCTTTGATTGCGGTGAGCGGCTGAATTAATGTCTTGCCATCGTCAGAGATTTCCCACACGGCACCAGAGTTATTAATACTCAGCGGCTGGAGTCTGAAACCTGATGAGCGAGCAACATTAACTGCTCTCTCTTTGCGGCTCTCTGGTTCTTTATCAAGGAACGCTGCCATCCACTCTGCTGGAAAGTAGTTAAGGAGCCAAGCGCACTGATAAGACAGGACGCTGTATGAGATTGCGTGAGACTTGTTGAAGCCATAGCCAGAGAAGTATTCAAAGGTTTCCCAAAGCCTGTTGGCTTCTCCATCCGAAAGACCCTTCTCCAAACAGCCAGCGAGGAACTTTGTAAAGATTCTTTCTTTGACCTCAGCAGTCTTTCCAGTTCCCTTTTTGGTGAGAACCTTTCGGAGCATGTTGCCTTCGTCAAGTGATAAGTCTTTTCCAAGCTTGTGTGCCAAGGATGCAATCTGCTCCTGAAAGATCAGGAAGCCATAAGTTGATTCCGTAATCTCTTTAAACTCTTCACAGGGATACTCAACCCCTTCAGGATTGCGGCGGGCATTAATATAATTCCTGTCAACCTTCGCTCCCAAAGGTCCAGGACGAAAGATTGAAGTGACCGCAGCCAAGTCAGTAATGTTATTTGGCTGGACACGCTTGCAGAAGTTCTGTGCGCCTGTCTCTGTAAACTGGAAGATGCCAGCCCACTTGCCTTTCTGGAATACGTTCTTATACACCTTCGGATCATCCATGTCGATTACATCTGGATGGAGATTGTCGTTATAGAACTTGCGAACATCATCGAAGGATGGATTCTCAATACCCTTGTGACGCTTGAGGATGTGTGTGATTGCACCTTCCATCATTCGCAGTGAAGCGAGTCCGAGAATATCAAACTTGATGAATCCCATCTCCTCAAGGTGACGAACATTCTGTCCTTCACTCCATGGAGTCTGTCGAACACCACCACTATAGATCAGTGGCATGTTCTTATCGAGCCTGTCTGCAATCACAACGCCACCTGCATGACGAGAGCAGGAGCGAACCTGACCGACAAGGTTCTTAACGTGCGCTTCAACATGTGGATACTTGGCAAGGAACTCTTTCAATGAAGTGCTGAACTCCATGACCTCTTCCCAAGTCGGACTGTAGATACCGGAGATGATCCCATTCTTTCGCTTGGCTGCTGGTGTCGCCTCATGCATCATGCGACTGGTTACAGGGTTTACTTCCGTGAAGGGGATATTATAAAACTTTGAAATGTCTTTGATGAGAGATCGCAACTGTAGTGTGTTCCAGTTGGAGATCGGAACAACAGTATCCTTTCCCCACTCGTCAACGAGCATCTCTTTAATGACCATCGGGTCACTGACATCATAATCAATATCGGGATAGCCCTTACCCTCTTTAGTTAGGAATCTCTCGAACTGAAGTTCGTACTTGATAGGATCAATCTGTGTGATGTTGAGTGCATATGCAACAAGCGAACCTGCTGCCGAACCTCTACCTGGACCAACCAGTTGTTGCTTGGAGGATCGATCCGCAATCGCTTTCATCGTGAGAAAGTATTTACTGAACCCTCGGTTGGTGATTACTTCAAGCTCGCTCTTGAGTCTGTTGACATAAATTAATGCTTTACCCTCATCGTCTGGGAACTTGCTATTAATAATCTTTCGGAGGCCAGTGACGGAAGCGTGTTGCAAAGCTTTGTCTGCTGTCATTCCTTCTGGCACAACAAAGTCTGGCAGTCGAACTGTATTGTCTGGGAGAAAGGTTTCAATGCGCTCATGAGCAATCTCATGTGTTCGCTTGATTGAGTCAAGGACTATTTTATCGTCATACTCGATGCCACAGATCTTGGAGTACCGCTTGTACGACTCAAACATCTGATCACCATTCTTGGGATACAACTCATACGCCATGTCTTCAAGCTTCTCTGGCAGCTTTGCATCTCCGAGATCACCCTTGCCCAACCAAGCGAGCTTCTTGTATAGCTCACGATCCTTCCATGCTTCTGGGTTTGGATAGTGGCTATCGGCTGTGGAGATCAGTTGCATACCGAACTCTTCTGCCATCTGGATAACATACTTATTAACTTTGTGCTGCTCTGGAACCTTATTCCATTGCAACTCTCCATACCATCGATCACCAAAGATAGCTTGCATCTTTGTGGTTGTGACCCTCATTGCTTCAACGACAGCCTCTTCACCGTCGTCCCTGTTCGTCCAATAGTCGTTTGAGTAAACGCCACCAAGACAAGCAGACGCTGCGATGACGCCTTCGTTGTGTTCCAATAGCATATCATAATCAAGACGGGGGAAGCGATAGAAGTTGTCACCAGAGAACGACTTTGAAATCATAGCAAAGATATTATTTAAGCCTGTCTGGTTCTGGGCTAATAAGATAAGGTGGCTTCTGCGACGGATGAAGTCTTTTGTTTGTCTATCCTCAGTCTCGATAACAGTTCCTTGAGAGTCGCCTTTCTTCTTTGACCCTCGGCCTTTCTTTTTCAACTGCTCTTCGTCATAAGCATCTTTCCATCTTGAAACAGATGGAATGAAATATGCTTCGACGCCAAAGATTGGCTTGAAGTTCTTGCCAGCCTTCTTCATCTTCTTTGCATGAAGAACCTGATAGGCAAGACCATTGGCATTGCCGTGATCAGTCAGTGCAAGAGCGTCCATGCCATTCTGATATGCATACTCCATGTGTTGTGGTGGATAGCCAAGAGCATCGAAGGGTGAACCTGCAACGCTGTGTGCGTGTAGCCCAACGAATGGGATGGATGATTTACTTCTGTCTGTCATCTTACTTCTTTCTTGTAAGTAATTTTTTCTGACTTTTGATTCTCTAAGTTGAAAGTCCTGCTGGGTTTAAATCCCGTGAGTTGATCGTCTTTCTCCCATTCAAGAATATCTTTAATTCTCTTTGTTTCTCGTTTAGCTTTTTTTCTCTCTGCCTTTTCTTTAGCTTTTCTCTTTTCTTCTTTCTTAATCCACGCCCTGACGGGAGTTCCAAGTTTTCCTTTGAACCTTTCTAGCCCGTCAGGATAAATTTTAGCCATATCAAATGGCTCATCAGCGTGTGGTTGAAAATAAAAGTTGCCTTCTTTTTCCATTCTATCTCGTTCATCTTCTGCTTTTTGAATATTCCTACAAGCTGTTGCAAAATATTCATGGTCATTCTCGATCCCAATAAATCTTCTTCCATGTTTGACAGCTACAACAGCAGTAGTTCCAGATCCAAGATAGGGATCAATAACTGTATCTCCAATGTCCGTTGTTGGAAAAATACAGTTCTCAACCAGCTTCTCTGGAAAGGTGCATACATGGTCATCATTGCCAGAGGGTGGAAACCTCCAAATAGTTTTAAAAGAATCCTTGCCCTTTTTTTGATAAAACTTCATATTTTTACCAATTTGATATATCAATTCTTCTGATTGATGATACCTGTTTTTGATAGGGGTTCTTATTCCCCCTCGATCCCATGTAATTCTGCACCAAATTGGAAATCGGCCTATCCACTGAAGGGGTTCAAAGATCTTGCTCGTTTCATATTTACCCTGCTGGTTTCTTCCATGCCATGAGTATCTTATCTTGTGATTGTAAAATATACTACTTCGGCAAACTCTCAGAAGATCATCAATAACTGCTGCCTGCTCCCCTTGATATTTCCATTCATTTGTTTCATCAACATACCATCCTGCAAACTTCTTGGTCATCTTCTTAGAGACTTCAGTTTTGTAATCTACATATCTCTTACATAGGTTGTACGGTGGCGAGGTTACACAAACCTCTGATGAGTTTCTACCTAAAGCCCTCAATACATCTTCACAATCACCAAGATAAACCACCCCATGTTTGAACTTTCTTTGTTTAAAATCCTCAAGCTTCATTATTGTTCCTCGTCGAACCCAATCGGGTTCCATTCTTTATATTTCATCTTATCAGGTCTGGCAAATTCTTTGCTCTCAGGTGACGACAGAAAGTTGCGGTAGCCATCCCAAGACCCAATATCATGATACCAATCGACTTCGATCTCTCCCTCCATTATAGCAGATTTAAAAACTGTGTCAAGGGAAAAATGCCTTGCAGAGTATCTTTCTTGCAGGGGAAGTTTGTCTCCGTCATCATCACGCATGTGGGTTCCTTCCTTACGGATTGTTCGTCGGCAAGCCTTGAAATCTTCTGCGTCGAAAGTGAATCCCAGATAATTATTATTTTTTATCGACTGTCCGTTGTGCGTCAAGCGATATGTTTTCTGGCTGGAGAACTTGTCCCTGTTCGCTCTTATTATATCCAGGGGATACAATCCATATGGGAACGCTGCATAATATTTATCTGGGATAACCCACTTGCTCAGTCGGTTGCTGATTGAATATGCGGTGAGCGCACCATAAAGAACAGACCACCCAAGGCAATCCCTTTTATATTTATCTTTCGGGTGAATCGGAACATAGAATATTGGTATCCGCTTTTGCTTCTGCTGTCCATTGACTGGATGGCGGAGAGACACAGGATCAAATATCCATTCACCGATGCGTTGGCGAATGAGGGGTTGCATCCCTTTGTGGCATACGATCCAGATTGTCTCACAACCTGCCATCGCACATTCCTGCACAGCGTGTTCAGCAGCAAGATAGTTTTTGGCCAGTGGCATGAAGCAATCGTGCCATGGCATATTGAATTCGGATTCCTTGCCAGCGATCGGGATGATGCCAGCCAAGTGAAACGCATTGGTGTCCTGTGGTCCTGATTCGATCACTTGAACTCCACCGTTTCCATCTCTGGGTATATGTTTGTTCCCAGCGGAATGACTTCTCGGTGTGACGTTTCGACTTTGTGGTTGGGGAATTTAATTCCTGCTTCCTTCATCATGCTGATTGCTTTTAATCTCGCATATGAATCAGACCACTTCATGCTGTTTAAGTTCTTCTCCTCCATAAAGGAAACTGCGACTGCATCTTTCTTTGTCGGGTGATGACCGTCGAGTCTCAATGTGGGATAGAACAATATGTGATTGACGAACTCCGAATCGGATTCGAGTCTCTCATGCGGGTGTGACATTCCTGCTCGCATGTTGATCCAGTCGAGAACCCTGTAGAGTTCGCTTGTCTTTCCAGTTGGTGTTGGGAGTCCTTCGAGATCCGTGTCGGAGAATACGACAGCTTTGTCAAATTTAATATTCAGGAAGGATCGTGTAAGGATGACTCGGAGTGTGTTTTTGTCTAGCAGTCTCATCCCCCTCACTTTTTCGGCAAGGGGGATGGAACCACTTAGAGATAGATCATAGCAATCTTTCAACCACTGATCTTTTATTTCTGGCTTGTCGTCTAAGAAATGTGGAGGTTCGGGCTTAGAGAACACCACCATAGACTTATTCTGAACTGCGTAGCTTAACGCCTCCGATGAGCAGCCAATCACCAGATTTTTAGTTTGCAGTTCGAGCATATTATTCCCCGCTGATAAGACCAACAACGTGGTTTTCTAAAACAACTTTATACTCATCGTTTCCGACTTTAATATTTTCAATCATGTTAGAATTCACAACGAGCACATGCCCCACTTCGCCATTAAACTTTTCACAGTCAGGGGAGACTGCAAGAAGCTTGACAACGGAATGTGGGGACAAACTCTTTGTTGGGCTTTCGGGGAGAAGAATTGGAGACTTGCTCTCCTCATCTTCTGTCACTGGTTCAACCAGCAAGTATCTATTTATTGGAATAAACATATTGTTACCGCTTTAAGTATTTGCTGATTCGCTCAAAGTAATCGGTCAACTCATGAATACATTCTTCTTTCTGTACCATGCGCCATGCACGAACAGCCATCTTCTGCTCGTCCTTTGAAAGCCAACCCTGCTCATCATACTCTGTTCTCAGATCACGCTTCTGATCCTTGTAAGGCTCCATTGCATCTTCGATAGCTGCAACGCTCTTAATGTATGAGTCAATATATTTAGCTTTCTCTTGTTCTTCTTTAGTCATTTCATCTGACATGTTTTCTCTCCTAGTGGTTGAGTTTCAGTTATGTTATAATTTTAGCTTATTATGGGTTCAATGTCAACAGTTATCTTGACGTTGATAGGTAAAAAACGATCGTTTTCTCTAAAGTGGAGCGATTACCCGCACTTAGCGTAACCGCACGAAGCACAGGTCACACAACCATCCTGATAGATTAAAGCCTCTTGTTCGCAATTGTGACAAATTTTATCACTGGGGACTTCACCATCTTTAATATAGGTCTTCAGTATCCTCGCCACACATTTTGAGAAGCTAAACATATCACTATCTTTATCTTTCTGCAATTGCTCTGCAAGGAATCTTACTTCTGCTCCATGCCTCAACCCAAGTGAGATCATTCGGGTGAAGGCTGAGTTGTTTGGATTGTCGAAGGCTTTAACAATATCTTTTACAGTTATCGTGTCTCCGTTGAATCCGAACGAAAGGTCATAACGATTATCTTTCGTCTTGAACCACTGCTTGATCAGGCGACCAGTTGTGTATTTCTTTGGGATCTCGATCATGTTGGCTTCGCCACCCATGATTTCATATGGCTTGCCATCAAGTAGGCCGACCAACACCGTCCACTTTTCGCCCTTGATTGTGGTGTGGTGAATATCACACTCCAGGAGTTCAGGGCGGCTTGGAGATTCATGTTGCGGGAACATCTCTTTTTTGCTCGCTTCATCCTTTGTGACGAGGACACCTGTGCGGCTTCCATCAACATAAACTGTGACGCCCTTGAGTCCCTGTCTCCATCCTTCAAGATACAGTTCAGACACAACGTCTTCCCCTGTTCCTTTCGGGAGATTGATCGTGGAGCTAATGGCGTGATCAATATGCTTCTGGATTCTTGATTGAATCTCAATCCTCTTTGTCCAATCAATCTGATCAGACTCAACAAAGTATTTTGGTGCTGTCTGTCGTCCAGTCAGTTCCATGTACTCTTTAATATTGTGGTGGAAGACTTCAAACTCTTTCCATCGATCTCCGAGATCATCCACGAAGTCTGCTTCGAGTCCACCCTCAGTTTGATCCAGCTTTCGGCGTCGGATATATGAGTTTCGGAATACAGGCTCAAGACCTGAACTCGTCTGGGACATAATGGAGACACTTCCAGTTGGCGCATTGGTCAAGATGGAAATGTTTCTTCGTCCGTACTGGCTCATGAGGGCGAGTATGTCGCTTGGCAGGGACTTAATAAATAAGTTGTCCTTCTCTTTCTTCCAATCAAATACTGGGAAGGCTCCACGCTCTCTTGCGAGGATCACACTCTCAGTGTAAGCTTCTTCCTTGAGGGTTTTATAAATCCTCTCTGTCACATCAATAGCGTCGTTGGAGTCATAAGCCAAGCGCAGACATGCGAGAACATCTGCAAGGCCGTGTGTGCCAAGTCCGGTCCTTCGTCCATTAGAACAAGCGTCCATGAGCTTTTGCCACATAGCCTTCTCGTCTTGTGTGTCAGAGACTTCCATGATGTTTGCCAGCTTCTCAAGCTCAAGCTCAACCAAGTCATCAGACAGGCGCATAGAGTCTCGCACTGTTTGTGAAAACTCTTCGAAGTCGAAGTAAGCACTGGAAGTGAATTTCTCTTTAACAAAGTTCTTGAGGTTGATTGAGATCAATCGGCAACTGTCATAAGCAGACAGAGGGATCTCTGAGCAGGGGTTCGTACAAATAGTCTTGAATCCTACATCTGCGTAGCTCTCTGCTGGAAGATACTTTTGAATGTTTCCCCACATCAACAGTCCAGGTTCAGCAGTGGTGGTTGCAGACTTTACAATGGTACTCCACAGATCCTTTGCATTGATTGTTCTGGTGATGGTTGGATTGTCAGACTCCACTGGGTAGCGAAGCTCGAAGTCTTCTCCTGCTTCAACTGCTTCCATGAAGTCATCACTGATCTTGAGAGACACATTAGCTCCAGTAACCTTTGTCAAGTCCTGCTTCATCGTCACGAACTTCTCAATGTCTGGATGGCGAATATCCATCGTGACCATGAGCGCACCACGTCTTCCATTCTGTCCGATCATTCGGCACACATAAGAGTAGAAGTCTGCGAAGCTCCAAGCTCCACTGGTTGTACCAGCAGAGTTGTTGACGGCTGTTCCGTCAGGACGTAGATCGCTAATGTCTAATCCGACGCCGCAACGACGCTTAAACAGATTAGCAAGATCCCTTCCTGCATTTAGAATAGAGGAGATATTATCTTTTGGAGATTCAACAACAACGCAGTTGGACAACGATACGTTAACAAAGTCATTACCAATCCCCATCATTGGGGATCCTTGTGGTACAATGTAGTCAAAGTTTTTCAGGTAATTAAATATTTTATCTTCGCCGATCTCGTGGCCAGCGTTAAACTTCTTCTCTATTCGTGCAAATTCCTTTGCAATGCGCCGATGCATGTCGTCTGGTGTTAGTTCTCGATATTCGCCCTTCTTATCTTTCAGCGCATATTTCGTCATCCAGACATTGGTAGCTAACTCATCACCATTGAAATACTCCATAGTAGCATCTCGAACTTCATTCTCGGCGTACATTCTAAACCTCTTTATCTTTCTTATTCTTTAAGTGTGTTTTATATTTTTGCTGAAGGGACTCTTTCTGTCTTTTGACACCGCTCTCGATAACAGATGCTGGGGATTCTCCCCTGTTGTTCAAAACTTTAATAGATACATTCTTTGTCTGCATGTGTATTGGAAACACGATGCCATCAGGACCGTTACGATTCTTGGCGATGAATACTCTTCCCTCGTCTGTAATTTTATCTTCAACAGTTCTTGAAATTGTGAAAATAAAGTCAGCGACGAAACATTTATTAAATGCTTCAGAAATGGATTCCATCGTTATCACCTCGGCATTTATGCCAGTTCTATTCGTTTGTGATGCTGTCCAAACTGGACAGTCATAGATTTGGGCAAGTCCCCTCATCTCTTCATAAATAGATTCCAGATCAGTTCTTTTCTCTCGCTGGACCTTTATTGGACTTAAAAGATCTCCGTAGTCGATAATGATCATGTCGGGTTTATTGTCGAGAAGAACAAGCCTCTCAAGGTGGTTTTTTAATGTCTGTGTTGTCGCAAGTTTGGTTGGATATTCCTTCACGATCAGCTTGCCAGGTATCTCTTTTACAATCTCAAAGATCTCATCTTTCCTGTGGAACAGATCACGAAGATCAATGCCGGATATGCAACTATCGTATCTGGATGCAACGACCGTATCGGCCAACTCAAGTGTGTAGTGAACAACTGTCTTGCCAGCCTTGACTGCCTCTGCTCCGAGATGAACAAGGGCCATCGACTTGCCAACGCCTGTTGGTGCAATTACAACACCAAGCTCTCCTGAGCCGAGTCCACCAGAAATTATTCCATCAATGGCTGTCCATCCAGTTGTTACTGGATTCCTTGCTTTGATCTCGAATCTCTTTTCAAAGTCAACTAGGTAATCATAACCAAAGTTGTTATCCGTTCCTAGCTTCAGTGCTGTGTCGATCTTGCTCTTAACATCTTCGTATGAGGCTCCCGTGGAAGCGTCATTGATAAGCTCCGCAGATTCAATCAATGCTGTCTTGAGTTTTTGCTTGCGGCAGAAGTCAAGCGACACCTCTTTGATAAAGTCTGCATCGCCAACTGCACTTCCAGAAGTGATACGAACAAAGTAGTCTCTCACCTGCTTCTGAACCACCTCGTTGTGTTTGCCAAGGTCTGTCCTCAGCAGTGTTGTCATTGTATCGAGGGATGGGTGAATCCCATATCGATCTCGATGTGAGAAAACGTATTCAACGAATATCCTGAGATATTTTAATTCAAGAAACTCTGGATCGAATACCTCCCTAATCTGATCTGAAAATGTTCTGTCCTCAAATATTAAATGTATGAGGCTCTCTTGAAATGATTTGCCATATTTTGAAAATCCAATGTCGGTCATAATAGTCACTCTCCTTTTGTTCTAGCTATATTATTAAGCTGCTGAAACATCTCATTAGGACTCCATGTGGACCCGAAACCATCTTCAATCATCATCTTTCTAAACTCTGTCTTATTAAAGAAATAATCAAAGTTATCAATATTGTAATTTATCTTAGTTACGCCCTGTGCGGATATGCTTGGAGAGTACAACTGCATCATCCTGTAGTTTAACATAACTTTATCAAATTGTTCAGCTATATTTCCATAAGCTTTAACATTACTTTCACTGGTGGAACAGTGATCGTAGACCTCATCCAACGTATAACTCTTCTCCTCTGATAAGAATGGCAACCGCTTGGCAACGGTTGGAAGACCGACACCATCGACACCTGGAAGGTTATCTGACGCATCTCCCGCAATAGCTCTTGCAAGCGCAAAGTTGGTTGGGTGAATTCCAAACTCCTCTACGATTGAGATTTTATTTTTTACCTGCTTTTGGATGGGTCGAAATATAATTGTCTCATCATCACACAGTTGATAGAAGTCTTTGTCACTGGAGACAATAACCTTCTGCCAGCCATTCAAACTGTGGTGTTGGGCAACGTGGGCGATGATATCATCAGCCTCAACGTCGTCAAGCATGAGTTGGATAATCGGAACGGTGTTGAGATACTCAAAGAGTCTTGTCTGCTGCCAGACTTTATTTTCTATCTCTTCTTCCTCGGACAAGTTTCGAATATCACGATTGAGGCGGATTGGCTTTCGCCCCTCTTTGTATCCCTTGACCATCTTCTTTCTCTTTTGCGAGCCACCTGGACCATCCCAACAGATAACAACCTTATCTGGATTGGTTTCTCTCATGAGTTTTTGCAGAATCTTAAGGAATCCTTTTACGCCCCCGATGGGTTGCCCTCCCGACGTTGATCTGCTTGGATCAACTATGTAGGCTCTAAAATACATATTCAATGCATCAATGATTAAAACTCTCTTCATCCTATATCTCCACTATTAAATTCTTATCAAACGCACGATTTCGGAGTCCTGCTCCATCGTGACTATATCCGTATGGATTGCAAACAACCCTAGTTTTGTCCACTTTATAATCACAGGACTCGTGTGTGTGTCCATGGAGCCACAAAGCTGGTTTCGCATCAAGAATCGTCTGGAGCATATCACAAACAAAATAGCAGTTAAATCTGTCGCCCTTGTATTGTGGCGCAACACTGATCCAAGACGGGAGATAGTGCGTCACAACGATGTCTCCCTCTTTAATGTTCTGATTCAAATAATTCTGAGCCTTCTCATTGGACTTGTAAACCCAGTCACTGAAGCCATCAATAAATCGGAAGTCGTTAATGCGATCTTCTTGTGACAGTGCTTCTTGTGTGGGTGGAAACCAAAGAGTTGATCCAACGAACCTCTGTCCATCAATCTCAACAGAATCATTTCTTAACCAATGGAAGCTTGAGAACCTCTTGCTCAACTTCTTCAGCGAGCGGTGGACAACTTCTCTGGTTGAGCCATAGTATTCGTGGTTTCCGGTAACATATACGACGTGCGGGAATCTCTCGCACAGAACCTTAAGTGAGACATAAAGCGTATCAATGGTACCAAAATCCCCAGCAACGACCAAAACATCAATATCATCAGTGGGTAGATCATTGCAAAACTTAAGACCTCTATCACGATGAAACTCAGTGTGGATATCACTGATTATCTTAACTTTCATAACTCAGCTTTCTGTGTTTTCGTCTTCTTCGTTGTCATAAAAAATGGCAGCTTCACCTTCACGTTTCTCAAACTTAAGAATCACCTCTTCGTCCATTAGCTGGAGGATTCTCTTTTCGAACTTCTCGTTCGCCATCTTCTCCATCCACTTGCTTGCTTGGAACTTCTCCCCTGTTCCATCTTCATGTTGGAGTGTGTACCAAGCACCACTGACAGTCAAGTGTTCAGAACTCTTCACTGCGTCAAGCCAGCTTTCTTTATCCTGAACTCCAACCAGATCTCCCCAGAGGATTTTAAAGTTACAGATCCTCCCTGCTGTTCCAAACCTAGACTTCTCAAGCTTTGCTTTGACCTCAGATCCAATTTGGAATCCTCGTTCGTCAAGAACTCTCGATGCCTTTGCTTTGCGTCCTGTCAGCCAGATACGGAGACTGTATGCATATTGCATTGCCTTGCCACCTGGAGTGAAATATGGTGTGGTCATCGCCTCTGCAACATTGCTTGTAATGTTTGTCTTCAACTGGTTCAGGACCAGAAGGGTTGCATTTGCATTTGCAAGAGGGATCGCCAACTTTGACATACCCTTTGAAAGAATACGAGGCTTGACTGCCATCGAACTCAGCGGGTTGAAGTCGCCTTCAATATCCGTCCTGCTTGGCGTGAGTGCAAGGCTGTCCCAAATGAAGAGCCACTTGTTACCAGTAGTGAGGAGATCCTCAATCTGCTCAAGAACAAACTCAACGGACTCTGCCTGAATATATAGAATCTCATCTACATTGCATCCTGCTGCGGTGAGGAACTCAGAAGAGATCGCAGACTCAGAATCAAAGTAAACAACATCGATTCCCATCTTCTGTGCGTTGGCTGCAACCTGTGCCGCCATATATGATTTACCAGTTGACTGAAGGCCAGCGATCTCTGAGATCTTACCAACTGGAATTCCTGCAAGGTGGCCTCTGGAGACAATACTATCAAGCCATCGAGAACCAGTGGGGATCCACTCTTCAACATCTGTTGGGTTCTTCTCCGTAAGACTATATGCAACCGCCTGTCCATGTTTTTTATTTATCTTCGCTTTGATCTCTGCGATTGAGAGCCGACCTGCTGCGGGTGCTTTGCTCTTAGCCATTTTATTTTCTCCAGTTTGTCGATTGTTGAGGCACCTGATTACCCTGTGCCTCCCCGTGGGTCATTCCTGAGTCCTACTTATCCAAGAAGCTCTTTAAAAGCTCCTTCGACAGAGGATGAAGATGTGTTGGAACTTCCAGAATATTTGGTTGTTTCCTTAGAAGCTTCCTCAGCATCTCCGTCATCGCCACCTGCAAGATATGCATTGAGCAAGGTACCTACCTGCTCTGGTGTCTTACGCTCAAAGAGTCCATCAAAGTCTGGAACCTGCTCTAATAGAGCAACACACTCGGTGTCACTCAAGTCGGGACAAACAGTGCTTGCCTTCCTTGAGGGGGTGAGTGTGGTAACTGGAAATGAAGCTCCAGCAGGTTTCCCATACTTGAGGTTTAAATCAGTACCCTCTTTAACGTCCGTGATATCTCCATACTCTGGATTGAGAACGAGGTTCAACAGTTGTTCATACACCTGTTTACCAAATCCCCATACACGAACGCCTTTGTCCTCTTCGCCACGAACAATGACAGGAGCGAAAAAGCGTTGCCGAGCCGAAAGGCTCTTTGCCATCTTAATACTCTCCTCTGTATTCTCATTGTAGAGACTCTGAATGAAGTCGTTCAACGGATCGTTTTCACCATAGTTTCTCTTTGGACTTAGAAAGCCAGCGTTCTGGCCTAAGTTATAGTGGAACCAATATTCCTTGAAGGGATCTCCATCAGCAGTTGGGACGATACGAACCGTCTGCTCTCCATCTGAAGGTCGCCAGAACAAAGACTTGTTCCCACCTTTATTTTGAAGCTTCGTCAGCTTCTCTCTCATTTTGTTTAAATCAATACCCATGATTTTTTCTCCTTTTTGAGTAAATTACTCTGTAGTATGTTTAGCAAATATTCCAAACATCTGTTCCTAATTATACCACAACTGCATTATTGCTGTCAAGTATTTTTTTAGAATTAACTTCACTGACGATCGCCTCGCCAACGATTGTATTCCAGTTAAAGACTCTGAAGCCTTTACTGTCGATATCCCAAACGATTTCCATACCTTCCGACAATCCGTTCTTACGATTGGATCCTTTCAGGTGAGAACTGAGGAATTCTTTTGGCAAATCATCAAGTTTTACAAAACTCATCTTTCGCTCATCGCCGTTCTTCTTGAGGAAGGTGGCGGTGGTTGATTTAATGTTATTCTTCATAAGCACTTTCAATCTCCTATGTTGTTTCAGTTATTATAGCACAACTGAAATGTATTGTTAAATGTTTTTTAAGGCGTCTTCGCCTTGGGGTTCATCTGAATGAACAGCGACATAAACATAACTATCTTCATATTCTGTCTCGTTGATGACATAGGATATGCCAACACCTTGCTGCTCTGCTTTCTTCTTCATGTTCTCTTTCAACTCCTTAAAGAATGTTTTATCTTCCAGGACTTCTTTATTCACTGCAATGTAATATGTCTTGTCAGTTATATTTTCCAATGGGAAGAACAGACGCTCTTCTCCCGTGTCTGGATTTACAACACCATAGGTCGTAATCCGAACATGATCTTCTGTATCCGACTTGTTTTCGAATACAGGCTTCGTGTTGTTGAAGATATTGAGCATGTGATGCGTTGAAACAATGGTCTTGTTTAGCTCATCGAAGTACCCCTTGATTGCAACATCGCCAGTGGCGTTCTCAATGGATGGGTTATACGTCAGATACATTCTCTCGAACATGCCAGAACGTGCATACTCTTGCATGACATAATAAGAGATCCTATCCAAGATATATTTTTTTCCACCAATCAACTGGAGATCTGGCTTAACATACATTACCGATAACTTACAGTTTTTGATAGTTTCCAACACCCTAAGTGAAGCCCCTGTTATCTTTCCGCCACCAGCCATAATAAAGAGAACATTGTCTCCATCTTTCAGTTCTTCAAAGAACGTCTTCATCGAGGGACAATTCTTTTCATAGTCCTCCGAGGTTAATTGAAGAGGCATAGAGAAAGTCTTAACATTACTTTCCTCCGCCTCATCGTAGACAAGGCCGCTTAGATCGTTAAGGCTCTCCAGCCCTACATCGATCTTGTATACTTTATATTGCGGGTATTTCGCAAACTGGTCTGCTATGTTACAGCCAGCCGCACCCAATCCAATTACAGCATCCATATCAATCCTCTACTGACTCCAAGATGTGTCCATCCGTGAATCGTCCACGAGTTGCAGCTTTTCTAACCTTGAGGTTGTTAACCTCTGCGATACTAGATCCGATCGAGTGTGCAAGAGCTTCAAGAACTTCTTGAATATCTGCAATCTCTTCTGCACAGGGAGCTTCAAGAAACTCACTCACTTCTTCCTGGAGCTTCTCCATGAGTTTGCTTTGATATTCTTTTTCATCCTTTGCAGTGTGAGAAATAAAACTCTTCCCCTTCTCTGTCAAGATGTTTGGGATCTCGTCCCTTACTAATTTATTGTAAACTGGCATTGTTAATCTCCTTCATGTCACCAAAGTTTTTTCCTGCACGAACATTCACTTTATACTTACCTAATTTGGTATTTGCGAATATCCGCACAATCTCTGGAAGCTTCTTACAGTCTTCCTCGGTCATGTCAAGCACAACATTATCGTGAATACAAAAGCTAACGTGAGAGTCTTTGCCCTCAAGAAAGTTGTTCACTTCGATCATCTGGCTCAATAGCAGATCGCTTGTTGTGCTTTGAATAATATAGTTCAGGGCGTGATCTCCATCTGCCTTGATTGTTCTGTCGAATGGTGTGGTGATCTCTTGTCCGTTCCAATATTCACTGAGAACGTCTGATCGACTGTATGCTCTGCCCGATAAGTAATCTTTGGAGGCTGGATTGTATAGCCAAGCAAAGATTCTCTTCTTTGCATCGTCCCTTGTTCCTTTGCCCTCGAATACGTTCTTGCGGTTCCACTCATGCAGATCCTCTTCAGGCTGTTTCTTTCCAGAGAGCGCAAGAAGGGTTCTAAGTTCTGCTGCGTTGAAGTCAAGCTCAACGAACCAATCATTTTTAGGTCTAATCACCTTGCGAAAGTCCTTATCCATTGTGAGGATGGGAAAACTACTCTTAGTTGTGGTTAATCGTCCAGTACGAGTACCATATATATTATACCTGATGCTTCTTGGCGTGTTAAGGAGTTTTTTCCAGAAGTTCCGTATTTTTGTTACTTGTAGCTCACTTTTGAATACATCAGGATCCAATTGTAGCTGCTGTGTGGAAATATCCTCCACCATAAAGGATAAATCCCTCAAAAAATTATAATTTTGGGGTTTTTCGTAGGTTTCAAGAACGTGTTCGCATATCTGGTTCTTCAGATCACAATACTCAAGCAGGAATTTGGGTGGAACGAGATCGTAGAAGCAGTGTTCATTAAAGGAAACGCCAGCTTCAACAAACGATCTTATGAAGGCTTTCATCTTCCCCTCAATACGCTCCCAATCGGCCATGAGAGGCTCTGGGCAGGCTTCTGAGAGGCTTTTGCCGCCACAATAGAGTTGGGCATACTCGATATCATTTTTTATTGATTTGATTCCAGGACAGTATCCCCAAGTTGCCGTAAGTCCGCTTGGGATCTCATCAAATACGAGTTTTCCATCGTAATAGATGCCTATGCAGTGTATTTTGTCATCCAGAGACTGGAAGAGCATTGTCTTGCCTTAGAAGTTAAACGTGCCTTTGACGCCTTTATTAATGTTACTTATTATAATAGCATCTATTTCTTTATCCGTCAAGGTTTTTTCTACAGAATACTGCTTTTTTGGATAATCTTTGATATTTTTATATAAATTCTTCATTCCGGTGTTGCGACCTCTGTATTTTGCATATTCAGAAGACTCTTTGACCACTCTATCAAATTTAACCTGATTCCACTTTTGTCTCGTTTCTACGGCTCTCGCATATGCATATATCCTCAACCACTTCGAATCTGAGATTTTTGCAAAAGCTTGTTGTTCAGTCAAAACCTCTCTCTGGATAAGCGATGATGTTGCTTGCCCTTTGCATTTTGGTATAACCACTTGCAACATTGGCCTTGAAGCGACATATTGATTATACCATCCCCAAGCGTAGTGTTTAAAGATATCCATATCATGCTCATAGCTTTTAAGAAATAGAAGATCAAAGGCCATCTTCTTGTTATCGGCTATTCTAATCATATACGTCTTCATTGCTGGTGAGTCAAAATCTGCCACAAATCTCCATGGTGCGTTCTTGTCAACTTTAAAACCATGCTTCTTGGCAGCAATAACAATATAGTCAAAATTAATATCTTCAAAGAATGGAACCTTTTTTGAATCTTCGGCTTGCGATTCTTTGGAAGTCTCAATCACAAGTCCGCTAATCTGTGGGGGGCAGCGATTCGAGGTGATGTATGCTTCTCTCGTTATTGGAAACAAATGTCCCATCTGTTGAATGAACTCTGCATAGACTTTTAAGAATCCATTGAAGTCTTTCATCTTTTCATCTCGCTCCTGATTCATAAACGGACCAGAGAACATTTTGTACATTGTAGAGTTGTATTCGTGAAACACATTGTGTAAGCTAATCCAACCACGGGCAGGGATGAGCGACGAATATGGGGAGGCAGATATTGCGCCGAGCTTAATAGATTCATCTATAAAGTCCTTAAAGCCACTCCAAGCATCAGCAACAAAGTTTAAAGCAAGAACGGTGTTTGGTCCGCCCAGTTGTTTCAAAGAAGCTTCGAGTGGGTATGCTGGCAAATTGTCTGCATCGACTCTTCCATAAAACATATCTTCATACCAAAAGTCAATCGGTTTAGATCTTCTCTCTGTGTCTTCTGGATAGATGAAAGATTTGTATAGATCTCTCCAATAAAAGGATGAGGATGATCCTGAATTATTATTGCCCTCTGGATTATCCAGATGTTCTATGTCTCTGAGTTCTTTAATAATCATAGTTTATTACCTTACCTGATGTTTTTATTTCCAGATCTTCCCGTGATTGTTGCGCCAATGACGCCATCATTTGTCTCCTCGCATCGTTTGCGGAGGGGATCACCGGCCCAAGTTCCCACCTTAGAGCAGTCTTTGGACTTGGGATTGCTGGAGGCTGCTGGCGGCGAGGTTGCTGTTGTTCCAGAGTCTCCTGGCAACACAAGATTGATTGGATCTTTAACACAGGGTTCCTTATCTCCAGTTGACACCCAAGTACATTTTAATGATGTTTCGAACATTCCAACGGACACGGTTGATTCTACATCCAAGATCATATAGTATCCGCCCAATCCTATATCTCTTGCTATTTTTCCACCAGACATGCTTGTGGCGTCGATGAAAATCAGACTTCCTGGCTTCCACAGTGTGTTGCCAATCATAGATATACTCGCATCATAAAGCTCTCGTATTGCGCCTGTGTCGGTGGGGTTATCAACAATACGCATTGCTGTAATCTGCGGTGAATCAACTTTTGAAAACTGAATTGTTTTGACAAGACCTCTATCCTGCCCAAGTCGAAAATGATATATACCTCTAGCTTCGTCGATGACCTTGCGTCCAATCGCCATTTTCTGCATCTTCGTCAAGTCAACAGACGATGTTATATTCGTTGCAAATAAAAATAAATATTGAGCCAACTTCTTTTCTGGGGTTGTCCTTGTCATTTCAGCAACTTCTTCCTGTGTTTTACCAACAAATGGTCTTGTTGCTATAATTGATGCTGTCTTATTAAATTCGTCAGCAGTTTTAGTTCCCGTGAGCGCACAAGTGCCGTCCTTGAGTAGAGGAAGTCGAAAGGGGGTCATTGACATTGTAGGTGTTTTTGATTGGCCTTGGACGAAAGCATCGTCAGTATAACAATCTTTTGATATTGACGGTAAAAATAAACTATTCATTATCGAGTTTAGAAAAGATTTTAAATTCCACGAGTCAAGCTCCTTCTCAACACAGTTTCTATAAAACCACATTTGAAATAAGTTCATAGATATTGGAATATCTGCAATATTCACCCTTTGAGCATATCCAGTTCGTGGATCATCGAATTGAATTTCACCCACCATATGTCTGGTTTCTAAGTTCCTCTCTTTCTGGTTGTCTGAAAGCACAGAGAGGGCAGCATCAAGGATCTGACCAAGGTATATAAAGTTGATTTTTGTCACATAGGGGTTGAATTTTTCCACTGGTTGTGTTGAAAGCTCCTTGTTGTTGCTTTCACCGTTGCCAGTAAACCAGTCCATCGTTGCAGAAAATTGACTCTTGCCCGTGGTGTTGCTATCAACCGAAGAATTATTATTCGAAACTTTTTTGGCATCAGACTGATCCGCCAGCTTTTTGGCATCTGTAACGGCTCCTGGTTCAGCTTTATCAACACTGGCTTTATGATTATCAGTTTTATTATGAGCATCTCTGTTAGCTGCCGCCCCTTTTGCTGATTGCTGTTGCCAGCCACCAAACATAGATTTTTTCCACAGACCAAGCATCTCTGAAGGTATCGTTGTTGAAAATACTTTGTCTTCATGATATATCTTTTCTAGCAATTTGGAGTATATACCTGATTTTAAATCTTGGATCTTCTTAGCTTTCTCATCAGCCAACTCTTTTATGGCTTTGTCTGCCGCATCGTCAACAGCGGCATCCCTTGATTCACTATTGCCTTTTGTTGCACAATTGTTATATCCACCTTTCGATACAAGATCTTTTTCCAAGCATCTCTTCTCTTCTTTTAGTCTTTCCAGCGTTGTTGTATCGCCAATTTTTAAAACATCAGACATTCCAGAGGCGAAGAATGCATCAATGGATGCCTGATAGTGTATAACAACTTCTATGGAACCATCTTGTTGAAAATTAATTTCATGCTTTATCATAGAAAGAAAAAACTCATAAGTATTTGACTGAATTTCTTTTCGAAGTCGATGGTCATCAGAACAATTCCAGCCAACTCGGGCTTTAATCCTGAAATACTTTTCATTAAAAGATCTCGTAGAGCCTCCTTCGCAGAGGGCATTGTTTTTATATTTTGCTTGCTGATGGAATAAGTCTAAGTATCTAACGCCCATGTCTTCTATCCGACTCTCAAGGGACTCTTGTTGTTTTTTATTTATACCCTTTATTCTCGGCACTGGAAGAGTTTTGTCTAACACTTCGATACTTTGAAAGAAGAGGGTCATTCTTGCCGAAACAAGTCTTTCCGACTCGAACTGGTTGGTTCCGCTAAGGTTCCACCAAAAATCTTTAATACCAGCTTCTTCACCCCTGAAGACTTTATTTTGCGTTATCCCATCAATCGCACCTTTATCCATGAAGTTGCCAAAATGTATTGGAACCTCCAGACCTTCATCTTTTTCACTCTGATAATAAACCTTTGATAATTTAATTGAGGGAATTGCATTTGATATCTCGTGTGGTTTTGCTCTGAGCAGTTCTGAACATCCCAGAGGGGTGGATACATGTGTTAAAAAAGTCTGTGCATCCCCATCTTTGACTTTTACAAAATTGTTATAAGCCATTGCCTTTCCATGATTTGTATAAAATCTCCACTGATCCATTAAATAACATTGTTCTTGAAATCTTCGAGCATCGGCTGCTTGCTCCGCTGTTGATGTATCTTTATATTCTGGTTCATAAGTTCTATCAAAGAAGACAGCCTCTTCAGGGGGTATTTCAATACCTGCTCGTTCCATGGCCTCGATCCAAGTAAGACCTTCCAAATTATCAAGTCCAGGAAGATCTGTTGTTGATCTTAAAGAACCATACTTTCCAGAATCCTCTATGAATCCTTCGACTTCTTCTCTAGTGAGTCCAAGTTTGGCGGCTAGTTCGTCATTATATTTACCACGGATGGCCATCCGCTTGTTCTTGTGAGACTCCAACATCCTCAAGGCGTTCTTGCGCCGCTGATCTTGGGATCCTCCGCCACTGAGAGAGTTGTGCGATTCCATCAAATCGCCAAAAGTGGCTCGCTCTTCGGTGGTCATGTTTGCCCACTCCGCTGCGGAGATACCGTATTGTGGATCTGACATGTATTAAGGCTCCAAGGCTTCTAAGGCATCTTCAAGAGAGGTTGGTATTCTAATGCGATCTCCTAGAGTGACATGGGAATCGGTTGGTAGTTTATTAAAGGTGGCAATTATCCACCAATATGTTGCATCGCCATAATACTCATGAGCTAGTTTGCTATACCTATCTCCAACTTTCCAGATGTGTGTGACAAAAGATATTCGAATGATATCGTTGGCTGTCGGGTGTTTCATCTTTGGTGTTCGATAGTGATCGATGAACTTAACGCCTCTTCTCCTCAGAAGATCTTCATATAATTCTTCTGCGTTTCTTACGACTGATTTTAATATTCTTCTTGCCATTTTATATTAGTCCTCCCCAACTACCCAGTCTTTTTTCTCTTTGCTCCATCGAATCGAGCTTTTGCCTTTAAGTTCTATGTGTGAATGAAATCTTTCATCATAGCTTATAACATGTTGAATGAGATTCTGGGCAGTTTTTAGTTCAGCCGCTGTGCCATCGAAACTCCCGTTATCAATTTGTGCTGCATATCTTCTTGCGGCGGCATGATCAAGGGCGTTTGGTGGTCGCCCGCCTGGGGCATTGCCAATTCCCATCGATGGGGTGTCATTGGTGCGACCAAATCCTGTGCCTCTAGATCCGATTCCAAAGGTGTCGAGTGTTTGAGGCGTCCTTTGCAGCTTGCCCATAGCGTCGTCGAGGGAGGAGTTGTCCCCGCTGGCGGTCGTGGCTGTGAGGTGGCTGCCTGTGGCATCTGGAGGTCTTGCACCCAGAGCGACAACAGCATCGGCTGCTATTTCATATTCCTCGTCCCTCTTTCCCGCTGGAGTGTGTGCATGATTTTCAACACTTGCGTCCATGGAAGCTGGTGCATAGGGCCATGCATCATCGCCAATCCAGTCGTTCTTTCCAGCTTTCCAACCTGGAGTTTCCTGATGAAGAACAGTGAATGTACAACTCAGATCAATAACTTTAGGAAATAATATTCCAGCACCTGGATCGAAGAAGCCAGCATCAAGATTTGGTGTTAAAGAGAATCCATTTACGACACCAAGAAGACCTCCGGTTTTGGCGGCTATTGTTCCCTTGGCGCTGATATTAACATCTTGAATGAGATTTCCAAATTTCAACTTCATCAAGGGGGGTGCTTTCAAAGTTTCGCTTTCATACGTTGGATATAACATCTTAAACAACTCAGAACAAGCAGCAAGGTTTGACATTGCTTCTTCAAAGCTCGCTGCAACAACTTGCCAGCCAATATCGATTCTTCTCTTAGTTCCTTTAAATTGTTGTATGTCATCCATTCTTCCATACACTTCAACGGATTCCCAATTTGATTCATAGTTATCTTTGAAGTCGGTGAGGTAAGCTTTAAAGGCAATGGAATTGCTCGTTGGAACGTGATAAAAGTCCAAGACATGTGATTTATAGTCAGCTTGTATATTAGACGGATCTACATAGTTGCTTTTTCGATCTCCAAACTTATCTGGATACTTTTCTATAAGTTCGTTAGCAGCCTTTTCATATTCCCTGAGTCGCTCTTGGGCGATGTTTGCTCTGGCATCGGAAATTTTGTTTCTTCTTGCAATTTCCTTTGCCCGTTTACTTATCCATGGCATTATTTCTTACCTCCGTTCATCATGATTGCATCTTCAGTTCCTTGTCTTTGTCGAATGCTTTCACAACCGCTGAAGCAAATGCTGTTTCACCAATTTTAAGAATAACTGTTTTCCCTTCACCACCTGCGCCTGAACTTTTGCCGCCACCAGATTGTTCGAGCTTTCTTGCTTCTTTAAGAGCTTGAATAAAGTTATCCTCAGATGGATCTTTAAAACTAAGTTCAACATAACTCTTTGCGTGTTTAACAATATCTCCAACTGAAGCTGATGTTTCAGGTGTCACAAGAGCCATTGTAGAGAACATATCGGTCGAAGCCTCTGCGATCATTTTCATCGCATATCCAAGTGCTAAAACCGCAATCGTTATAACAGCAATACCAGCAGCTATAGCAACACCTCCCATGGCGAAACCTCCGAGGCCAGCTAATATTGCTCCGCCGCCAGACATTAATACTGAAACAAGGCCAAGTCCACCAGCTAGTGCTTTAAACCCAACCACCATCATACCAATCGCAGCGGCTGCTGCAATTCCTTTTTGTAAGAAACCTCCAAATTGATCGCTGAGTCTTAACAACCCTGAAACTGCTGAATTGAGAACATCCAATATAGGAACAACAAATACAGCAAAGGATTGCTTAAACAAATCCCACTTCTTACTAACAGAGATTGCAGCCTCTTGTGCTTCCTTTAACTGCTCTGCCGACAAGGTTGTTTCATTCATTGCCTTTTGTCCAGCTTCAAATGCTGATAAGCCACCTTCAAAGAATTTTGCTGCTTCGCCCATGTCTCTAAAGCCTGCGGCGTTCTGGTAAGCTAGTTTTGCATTTCGACTCATATCCTTCCACACCATTCCACTGCGAGAGAATGATTCAAGCAACAACCTATTTCTCTCATCGAGGGTAACATTCATCATTTCGTATGCATTGAGAGAATCTCCGCCCATGAGTTGGTTAAGCTTGCCAACAGCAGATGAAGCGCCTTCGAACGTGTCAAACTGCTCACCAAAGTTAATAAGTGTACTCATCTCAACATTAAGTTTCTTTGATGCTGCTGCAAGTTTACCAAATATTCTCGGGCCTTCTCGACCCCATGACATAAGAGATGGCAGTGCGCTCTCATAAGCAGAGGCTAATTGATTGGGTGGGATTTCCAATTTCAGTGCTGTCGCTGTTATATCCTCAGCAACTTTGGCGGCTTCGTTTCCAGTCATTCCCAATCCCGCTGTAAGTCCGTGTAGTATGTTTCCAGAAGTCTCGCCAGCAATACCAAAAGCTTCCATGGCCGCTGTTTGAGAAGCAAGCCTCTGCTGAGTTTCTTTCGACATAGATGAAAAGTTTGACATGGTGGAGTTAAGTGCGCCGATTGCGGCAGCAGCTTCACGAATTCCCACACCAACAGCACGACTGGAGTTGTGGATATCCATGATCATGTTGTCATATTTTTTTCCCTGTCCGGTGGAAGCAGCGAGGGAAGAGCCAGCGTCATCGAGTGCAAAGACTGCGGCGATTGTTGACTCAACCACCTTTTGCATGGTGGAACCCATGATATTTGTGAGTGTAAAGGTTTCTTTTAATCCCGCACCAAAACCCTTGAGTCCCTTTGACGATTGCATAATCGATCCAAGGATGCCACTCTTCCAGTTATCGCTGATACCAAGAGTGCGGTTGAGGAGATCTTTTGCGCCTTCAATACCCTTCTCTTGCTCTGCGTTGGCTATTTTCCTGAGTCTTATGTCTTCTCTTCTGGTTTTGGCTTCGGCGTCGGCGGTGGCTTGTGTCATGGTGCCATTGCGGACCAGGAGTTTATTATGGTACTCTAAAGCCTCATTCTTCGCTTCCAGAACATCCAGATCGGCATTATTTATTTCGAGCAGACCTGTGGCAGAAGCTTGTACCTCTTCAGCAATCTTTTGTCTCTCGTCTGCTTGGGCTTTTTCTCGTTCTTCTCTTCTGAGTTCTTCGGCGTCCATCGTCATCTATATTATATTCCTATTAACTGTCCTTTCTCTCACTTAAAGGGCCACTTCAATCTTGTTGAAGTTTCAAACTTCTTGATCATGTTTCTCAATTTAAACTTATCTTTATAAGTTCTGGGGTTGTCAAGACCATACTTTGCTGCTGTCTTGATATACTTCTTCTCCGAACCCAAAGCTCTTGTGAAGTCTTTAACCTGTCGTGGACTGCCCTTGACACTCAAGGGAAGGGTGCTTCCACCGAACATAGAACGAAGGATCCACTTCAGATTGGAACCAAACATTCCAAGCCAACTTTCAGTGACTTCTCCTCTCTCTGCGACAGTGAGATCGATTTCAATTGTTTGTAGTTCTTTATCCTCTTCCATTGTGGTTCTCCATTTATAAGGTTGTTCTTATCAGTAAGTAGTTATATTGGAATAAAAAAGAGGGCTGTGATGGCCCTCTTTTAAACTTATCCCCTGTTCTTATTCTTTGATTTATCCATCGCTTCCATCTCGTCTTCGAGTTGTTTTTTAAGCCTCTGGACAAACCATGTTCTCAATCCGATTGGTAAATTATAAGCTTCGATGAAGCTCCAACCACCATAATACTTCAAGTAAAAGAACAGTTCATAAACACTTTTTATATAATCATTGTTTAGGCCAAAAGAAGTCCGTCGTAAACGGAACCTCCATATCCCCTGAATAATCGCAATTCGGGCAAGCGAAGTTTTGTCTTATGTCTATATTTGGAATAATCTTCCTATAGACTCCTCTGAGATATCTTGCATCTCTAGCTGGTAGATTTGAAACCGCCTCAATGATTTGAAGGCGATCGGTGACACCAGAAATAGAAACAATGAACATTGCCATCTGTGTTGACAAAGAATCTTCAGGCAGGTTTTGTTTTTTTCTAGCATCTGCCGCCTTAGACATATTCTTCTCATCTGCACCAGTCAGTGGTCGAACCTCAACATCCCATCTTGTAACTGGAAGCTGATGAACAACATATGTTCCATCGCTCGTTGCTGTTGCAATGACAGGATTGTGTTCATTACCAGTAATGGTAACTGCATCATCCAAGTCCCAACTGTAACTGATGTTATCTTGGCAACCTGGACATGAAGTTTGCGTTGTATATGCTGAACCATATCCTGACTTCCTAGCAGCAACAAGAAGGGCGTTTCTATCGCCAATCAAGAGGCTATCTGGATCAATTCCTCTTTCAACAATAATTTGCTGTAGCAGCCTATCGATAGCCTTACCTTGTTTTAACAGGGTTGCAGAGCTAAGAATATCTTCCTCTTTTGTCGTCATATGTTTGATCTCAAGAGTGTCTTGTCCATGGAGTGGATGACCTTGAGCATAGAATTTACCGCCAGAAGGCAGTTCAACAAACTCTGTTGGTGAAACAAAGCTAAGTGGTGAAGCACTGCGAGGCGCTTCCATTGGTGCTGATTTTGCTTGTGTCGGAGTTGAATAATCCAGTTGTGGTGCTTCTGCACCTGAATGTAGATCGCCAACTCCAAGGCGATCTTTATTATTTCTCGACATTAATACCTTCTTTCTATAAAGTGTCTATTGTCTATCATAACATATAAAAATGTATTTGTTAAATTTTTATCAACCAAGTTTAAAGAACTGTCTTTCGCTCTTGGTATGCCCAGTGTTTGCTGTCTCAAGCTCTGCCCAGTCATATCGAAGAATAATAGTAATCTCGGTCATGTCATCGCCATCATAGCTCAACTCGCCATACTTAACATCTTTAATCCAAGGATTGACAAGTTTCCAAGTTTCAACGGCATTGCCATCGGCATCAATTTGAACAATCTCAACCAAGTTTCCAAGCGCAGCAACTGATTTTTGCTTCGACATAGTTGAAGTATCATTGGTATTCTGTGCGGGGAGATATCCACCATCTTTGATGATGTTTGTAATGGTAGCTGCCATATCGGGATTAATAGGATCTGCAAGGGTTACATTAATTTCCTGCCATTGAACACGGCCTGGATAGTAATAAGTATGATTGAGATACTTATGCTCAGTTTCAGTAACCTGGAAGCTGGGTTTATCAGTCTTCTTAAGGACATATGCGGGAACTGATGCGATTCGCATAATCCACCTATATTGTCTTTTTGGGTCTTGTTGTGTTGCGTCTGACCAGAAATTTGCCATTTTTAAAAATTCTCCTTGCTAAAGATTGTCATAATCCTTTCTCTTATAAGTAGTAAGGGGGAATCGTTTTCCCCCCGTTCTACTTTTTATTAATCATCAAATGATGCACCAGTATTGGTGATGACAAAATCAATTGCGATGAACTCAATAGCCCTTGCTGGCTTCAGCAAAATCTTGGCATATAGAATATTTCTATCAATCAAGTCTGGTGTTGTGGTTGTTTCGTCCAAGACTACTTTGAAGTCTGACAGGCCGAATCTATTCTTAACGCTTGCCAAGAAAGGCTCAACCTGAGAAGTAAATCGGTGCCAAGTCGAAGGAACATTGTTATCAAACAAGATGCCCGTTGAGATGACTGAGATTTCTTTCTTCAAGTAGATGAGGAGTCGTCTAACATTAATCCTATCAAGTGCCGATGGAGTTACCTGCAAAGTCTTCTGTCCGAAGATTACAAGGCCCTCTGACGGGAATGTTGCAATAGGGTTGATGTTTGCTTCATAAAGCTTGTCACGGTCCTTAGAGGTCAACCTGCGTCGTGCCTGAAGCACTGGAACTCCAGCGGAGCCTTCAGTTAATCCACCTCGGTTAAAACCAGCAGGTGCAAACCAAAGTTCAGACTTTTGCTGTGAGCTTGCCATGGTTCCAAGAGCCACAACTGATGGTGGCGACCAGAGTACCGAATCAGAGATGGTATCTTTGATTTGTACCCAAGGGAAGTAAGCACATCCATAACTGGAGTTGATTGCTCTATTTTTAAGGTTTGTTATTGTGTTCTTAACACTTGGGAGTCTACCCGACTCGGCGGTGTCATTCTCTGCGCTTGGTACATAATCACCCTCAAGGTCAATTACTGCCAAGGCATCTCCACGAGCCTCACAAGCATCAATCAATTGAGAAGTAAGTCCTTCATTTGTGATACCAGGCATTGCAGCTAAGTTCATCTCTACAATTTCTGGGTCTGTGACTGCTTTAATAGCTCGTTGAACAGAGTTGTATGCATAGTGTCCCAATGCACCACCTGTAACATTATCAAGAATTGCATTTCGGAAAGGATCTTTCTCTCGAACATCCAATCCGTCAAATCCACCTACGAGTGGAAGTGTAAACTTGTCATATCCATGGTCAAGAACATCTTTATAAATTCCATTTTCGAGAACAGAGTTTGAGCCAACATAGTTAGCTGAAGCTGTTCCACAAACGGAAATTGAAGCACCAGCGTATCTAGCGCCTGGATACCAACTTACATGTGTTGTACTCTTTGCCACCCCACCTGAAGTGGTTATTTCGTCCATTACCAAGTCATCAAGTGTAAAAGCAGAGACTTGATCTGTGTTGTGAAAATCTCCTGCTGCTTTGGCATGAGGTTCTAATGGCGTAACAAAGTCCATACCACTATCTGCGTATGTCCCTTTGCTTGCAAAAATTGATGGGAGGGCGGCATGTGTGATGCCTTCTCCAAGAGAGTGAGCAGATGAATATGGTTTTGCCAAATCTCTGTTTGCTCCATCAAAAGTTCTGGAGCCGCTCTCATCTCTAGTGAAGTTGATACCAAAGTATGTTTCAGTTCCACTTGCCAATCCAAGATTCGATGAATCTGTCTGGCCAGAGAAGGATGGAAATACTAAGTTAATGACTGCTTGTCCGGAGGTGGCGCTGAGGTATGGCGACAGGGAGGAGGCGCCGAGTTCTGAGGAACGATTTGTTCCCTGATCAAGACTAGCTCCATAGTTATTAACATCACCGTCAGCAGAGGTTACACTATTATTATCCGTGTTGGTTATCACTGTGGGTGCGGTTGAGGTGGCGGCATTGGTTCCAAGTGTTCTTGGGAAAGCCGATCCATAAAATCCAAACGGGAGTAGTGTTGCGGCTGTTGAGCCAGCTTCAACTTCTGGATTTACCTCAACTCGAACAAAGCTGGAAACATTTGGCCACTGACCAGTCGTTTTATATCTGGATTCTGTCTCGTCCCACTGTGAACTCATATCGCCAATTCTTCTAGCAATAAAGTTATTTGAGTTGGGGTTGAGGTTACAATTTGTATATCTCTCGACATATACAGGTGACACATCAGTATCTCCAATTTGTCGAAGGCCGACAGTAAAAGAGCCATATGGTTCGTTGTCAACATCTGAAGCTTTAATATCACTAATGGATACTTTTAAGTTTGCAGATGACCAAGCTCCATCGTCAAGACCAACAAGTCTAAAGAGGTTGGTTACGCCAGAATTATATTTCCCAGTAGATGGTGATACTTCATGATCTCCACGATCACCAGTATGCTGGCTGAAGATCCATGATGTTTGAGGAGATTGAGCTTCAAGTTCCATTTCATTCTTATCAAATGTGGATGAGGAGTGGGGGTCATCCAGCTTCAAAAGGACTGCCATGGTTCCACTTGCGCCTGCAAATGCGGAAGAAGCAACAATGTTCTCCACATGTCGTTCATAAGTCTCTCCAAGGAAATAATCCAATCGAGATCCTGAAGCAGTAATAGCATCATTAGTCAGCGTTGGATTCGTGTTCAAAGCGCTTCTAATAAACTTTCTTGAAGAGCGATCAAGGTTAAATGAGTAATTCTTTCCGCCGATGTGAATCTTAAATTCAGCACCTTTGTTTTGACATTTTACCCATTGGCCAGTACAGAAAGTTCCTGCGACAGTGCTATCTGTACCAGTTGCAAAGTCTGCAAGAACGATGCTGGAGGTGAGGGTGGATGGATTTATAAACGATATTGACATCTCACCTTCACTTGCCTTTCTATTTCCTGCGGCGCCGCCGACAGACTGAGTTAGCACATTTGGTGAACCTGTATTGGGGTCAGTCGCTGCAATTCCCAATGTAAGATTTGCTTGACCTGCTGGAGCGATGTAAGTACCAGAATCAACTGACTGATCAAAAGCTGTTACAGCGTTGATAGCGGCGTTGATGCGAGTTACTTGGTCGGCTATTGCGGTGGCACCGCTGATCCCAACAATTACTTTTCCAAATCCGTTTACACGGCCATCAACATCGGTCGCTCCGTCTTCAAATACAAACTCAACAGTATTTCCAGAAGTATCAGTGAGTTTAAACTCATCACCATCTACAAATACATCAGATGCAGTTGCAAAAGTAAAACCACTTACAGCAGCAGAAGCGTTTGAAGTCGAGACTGAATTCGTAACCGCTGCTGAGGAGGCAATCTCTTGCCCAGCAAGTCCAATTGCAGTATCTGTTTCTTTAAGATAGACCACTGCGGCAAGGGCTGCGTTAGTTGCTGTCACTCCCTGCTTGGCAACAAACAGTCCATATGCAGAGCCAGTAGTTGCCCATCCAGCATCGACGGCACCACTATTGCGTTGTGCATTATCAGTTCCAAGAAGTCGAACAATCGTACAGGGGGAAGCATTTCTCAGCCATGCTTGTGCAGCATAACCAGCATAAGTGGGAGCAGTATAGTTTCCATCTCTCCAAACATCTCCGCCTGATCCACCAGGAATAGGATTGCCGAAGATTTCAACAAATTCCGAGAAGGAACCAACCTGAACAGGTCGCATACCTGGACCTCTAGCGGTTCGACCAATAATAACTGGCCCCATTGGACCTACTTCTTTGGCCAATTGCGAATTATCAATCTCGTTGATGAAAATGCCTGGCGATACGAATCTAAATTTTTTAACTGACATGTTTTACTCTCCTGTATAATGGTGTCTTAACCAATTTAAGCTTAAAGCTTATTTCTCTAATAAATAGTACATTAAAGGGCGAAAGGCCCAAAACTAGCCTCTGAATTTTGCTTTATCCCATTCACCTGGCGCATCGTCGTAAATTACAGTCTCTCTGGGGATTTTAACTTCAACGGCGTTCTCGGTGACGGTAACTTGTGGGACTTCTTGGTTGGGTCCGTCACCCAATAGCATACCAAGGACTTTTATTTCAAGAGTAGTTTGATACTTTCTCTCGTCCTCGTCCATGCTTGAGACATTATCCTCTTGAGTGAACGAGCTATCGATGAATATTTCATATCTGTGTCCGTCCTCCTCGATCATGTCGTAATTGATTCCCTTGCCAGAAGTTACGAGCGGTTGAACGATCTCATTCATCTGCTGCTGGTACTCTGTCCATATAGTTAGCTTATATGAAACATCGACATAAACTGGCTGAGGGATAGTTGTATACTGGTATACAATTTTGTTATTCTGCTTTTCAGTCTTGAAATTAATCTGACCGTATTTTCTTTTAGCGTCTGCATTTTGGAAGTTCCTCGTCTTCTTCTGATTGATTTTTCTGGCAACCGTCAATACGTTTCCGGTCTTATCATTTGGTGGGACGTTTGCCCAATACGGACCTTTTCTTGCCATGTCTTTTACAACACCTGTTCTCTCCACTGTAATAATAGGGAGGATCAATTGGCCAGAAGTATCTCTTCGTTCTCTGGAGTCTTTGGTTTGTTTGGCTCTCTCTGCTGTTGACCAAGCGACAGGAACTTTCTTCCAGCCTTTGTTGGTTGTGCAGAATAGATTCTTATTTTCATCAACCCATTTATACATTGCCATATCAATTGTCTCAATCGATGATGGTGCTATATGTTGGACCTTCTTGTCCATCTTATCTCTCTTAGGAAGCATCAAACAAACCCTCTCTTGCCATCGTACACTTAGCGGTTATTTCCATCTTATGCTCTGTTCTCCCAAATAACTCTTTTGGGTGAGAGATATCAACAATCTCATAATAGTCCTGTCCATAAAGAATGAAATCACCCTCACGAACATACAGATCTTGATCCTCGGTCAACCTTCGTTTGTGGAAGTGAACCGTGATACTAGCCTTTCGATCAACGCCGAAGCTTGTACTCGTTGTTTCTGAACCTTCCCAGTCAACAAGAGCATAGACATGGACGGGTGGCAGAAATGATTTCCTAATCGCTTCTCCATAGAGAGAGTGATAGTTTGTCTCATCTTGTGCAATTGGATAATAAAGAACAGTCTGGCCGATGACTCTTTCAATAAGCTCATCGTTGACCTGCTTTACTAAGTCTCGCTCTTTCTGCCCTGCAAAAAGCGGGGGAGGTGGAGCGGCTGGTTGTTCCCATTTATTATCTGCCATCTATTTCTTATCCTATGAAAATTGGAAGTGGGATATTCTTCTGAACTTCCGATGTTGATTCGAGCATCTTAGCATCGCCTTCAATCATCTTACTATAAGTCAACTCATCCAAGATTTCTTTAAGCTCATCTCGAAGTGCTGTCTGCTCTTCCTTGCCTTGAGATACCAGATCGCTTCCATTCATTTGAATGTCGTTACCTGGAATCGGAATTGAACTAAATTTGCTTCGAACCAGACCAAGCATCTCTTTGCTCAAGGCCAGTGCAAATCTTCGAATCCACTGTTTTCCAATAGAGTTAATGTTGTCATATGGGATATTTGCAAACGGAGCAGTGTTGAGATTGTTGACGCCATCCAATCCAATATCTGGATCTAGTGGGTCTTCTTTGGCCCAAGCATCTACTCCAACTGTAAATTCAAACCACATCTGTTTTGAGGTTACTCCACTGGGGATTGGGAATATTCTTAAGTTATTATTTCTCAACTCAAAGGAGTGGTGTCCATATCTGTTATACAGTCGATCTTTATAATCCTGAATCATCAGCTTTGTTTCCCAAGCTGGCATCACATGAAAGAATGAGGCGTTTGAGTATGAGCCGTAGTTCAAGAAGTTTCCAACAATACTTGCTCCTCCAACAAGTCCATAGTATTGCCATGATGCGCTTGGAGTCTTCCAATATACTTTTTTAATTTGAATCTTTTCATCTCCGATTGGACGAACAGTTCCTGTCGTTTTGTGAAACTCTGTGCTGGTGCCGATAATAGTTTGAAGATCATAATCTTGTTCACCATCAACAAGGGGAAATGACGCTGAATAAACCGTCAGAGAACCACCCATCCCAACTTCCTCAGAAATACCATCAGCAACTCTTCGTGCATATGCAAAGTCGAATTTGGGGAACTTAAGGCTTACATTACTTTTTGCCGGAAGGGAGTCGGTATCTCCAGTTAGCTCACCATCACTATCAAAGCTTCCTGTGGAGGCTCCGAGAATGTTCGAGAGTACGTTCTTTCCTTGGTGGATATTAACCAAATAAGAATATTCCAAACAAGCTTCTTCATAAGCTGCATAGATTTGATACTCAGTGACTTCTAGGTCAAGAACATCTCCGCCAAGCTTTTTATAAACATATGCAACTTGGTCTGCTGCACCTTTTTTAAAGTAATCGATTTGGTTTTGGGTCCATGGAGAAGTGGCGGAGCCAGTTGGAACCGTATAAATACCAAGAGGTAATGGGTTGTCGGAGGAGTCCACATTAATTATGTTTCCTGCTGCTGGCAAAACAATTGCGCTCGTTTGACTTGATGGGGTTAGATCTGGTATTGCCATGTTGAATGTCTCCTACGCCAATAAATAGTTTCCACATACAAGAAAACCCCGCCTTAGTAAAACTAAGACAGGGTTTCTTTGAATTATTATAAGTTAGCTTATGCTATTCTTACATATCCCGTACAATAACAACTGCGTACATATCTGAACGCACCATCTTCTTACCGTAACGAGTCATCACGCCCTTTCGGGGGGTCAGATCCGCAGGATCAAAGATAGTTGGAGTTGTTTGCAGAGGCACATAAGGTGCATACACATACCCGCTTTCTAAAAAGCTTGAACCTTTTCGGCCCACAAGAATTGCATTCCGTGGGAAGTAGGGGTCAACATAGACATCCCACTTCTTATTCAATGCACCTTCCTTAACTGCACCAACGGTTCCTCGGTCAGCATCATGAGTGACGCTTGCTCGGAATCCAGAGGTAAACTCAAGGATGTTAGCCGTTTCGGGTCCGCAAACCAAGAAGTTTGCGCCACCACGAAGGGTCTTGCGGTGAATGTCAGCAGACGCATCGTTGACAGTTTCAACGAGAGTCTCATACCACTCACTTACATTACCAGTGAAGTCCATATCAGTAAGGCTTCCATCCGCTCCGGCTTTTTGGCCAGAAAGTTTTGACCAGTACCTAGTGCTTGCAGCACCTTGAAGAAGGTCGGTGAGGATTTCTTTGTCAATCTCAAGAGCAATTTGCTCCGAGAGGACAGAGGTAAGCTCAACTTCTGCATCAAGGTTGTGATAAGCATTAAGGTCTTGTCCCAATTCTGGGGTCCAGTGTGCTTTCAGCTTTTTGGTCTGTGCCGTGATAGCTACGCTATCAACTTTGATATCAATCTCTGGGATATCCGCAGATTCCATCGCCCAAGCAGCAGAGCCAACGACTCCGCCTGTTCCTACACTGGCAAATCCATCGCCAAGAACCCAAGAAATATCTTTAGCAGCGGTGATGGCTGTACCTGCAACGGCGCTGGCAGCGTTGGCGATAGCCAAGTCAGTACCAACTTCAGTAGGTTCAGTAAACGTAGTTGCGGTAAAGACAAATCTTACTTCATCAACAACACCATCGGCGGTGTAAGTTGCAGTAGTCAGTCGTCGGACCATCGATGGCGTTCCCGTACCTGATGGCGCTTCAAGCACAGATGCAATCTCTGCACCTTTTTGCATCCGAGCGGCTTTGCCGCCTGTAGTCGCAGTATATGAAGCTTCAACTTCTGCATTAACCAGTTTAAGAACAACAACCTGTGTACCAGTACCAGTAGCAGCGGGCAAATCAGCCAGAAGATCTGGATCATGCTGAATGGCTGCCAATTGTGCGGCAGTTAAATCAGTAGAGTTAAGTGCAAAGGTTGGAACCGCAACTTGCAACGATGTAGCACCTTTACATTCGGCAGAAGCACGATTGTTGGAATATCCAGTACCAAGGTTATAAAAACCAGTATCTGGATCTGTGGTTAAATCCACTCCAGCGGCAATTTCACTTGCGACGGCTCCGCCACCATGTACTGAATTAGTAGAGTTTGGCGCTCCTGGGGTCGATGCCGCAGCATCGCCTAGATTTCTTGTAAAGTCCAAGAAGAAGATAAGTCCAGATGGCAAGCTCATAGGCTGCACCGAAACTATATCATTTGCAAGAAGTCCGCCGAATACTCGTCGGACGATGGGGAAGGCAACAGCAGCGAAACCGCTTACATCTTGACCAGCACCCATGCTGCTTTCCTCACGAAGTAGTTCCTTCGCTTGGTTTTCGAGAAGACAGGCCATTGACTGCTTCTTTTGATCACTTTCTAGTCCTTCTAAAAGACCAGTGTTTGACCACTTGTTTAAGAGGGCTTCACCCTCTTTGGCGACATTGCGTGACACAATGCCTTCAGTTAGTTTTTGTAAAACATTTGACATTTTTAATTTTTCTCCTATTATGAATGTTTATTTAATCCCAGCTAGGTGCTTCCAACGATTCATCTCGTTGTTTGCCTCTGCTGGCTTTTCACGCCTTGGCATAAAAGCTGGGGATCGTTTTGAAATTGCTTCGCTCAGTGATTTCGGGTTCCGCTTGGTGCGAGAACTCTCCACTGCGCTTTGAAGGGTTTCATAAATAACCTTTGCTTCTTCAACCGTATTGGCATTAGAAATAGCTTCGGCAATCTTTTCGATTTGCCGCTCATTCAAGGAGCCACTATTTAAAATCTTATTCGTATATACTAATTTTGCATTTGAGAGGTTGGTTTTCTCAACCTCTTCTTTGAGATGGTTAATGACTTTAATGTATTTTGATTGATCATTAGTCATTTTATCAACACTCTCTTTTAATTCTTCAATGGTTTTCTTAAGTGCATCAGCTTCTTCTGCTCGCTCATCATCTCGTTGAGATGCGAGAATAGCGTCACGCTCTGCTTCCATTTCTGCATTGTTGGTGATTCCACGACCACCGATCGTTCCATTTGGTTGAGGATCATAATCAACAGTGAGTGCTTCCTCAACAGTTTCTTCTTCTTCCTCTTCGATAACCTCTTCAGCGTCTGGCTCTTCAGAAATTACTTCTTCTTCAGAATCTTCTTCTGAGAGAACTTCATCAATCAAGTCTCCAATGATTGATTCAACTTCACCAAGATTATATTCTTCTTCTTCGTCCTCTTTGACCTCTGCAAAGATTTCTTCTTCGTCTTCAGGGGCGCCAAGTGATTGCAGATCATCAAGTGATCCAACAGTGTCGTCTTCCATCGCTTCTTCTTCTGCGTCAACAGCAGCAGCGAGTTGATCAAAGTCAATCACAATCTCTTCTTCGTCTTCTGGACAAGGGCAAAGATTCTCACCATCTGAGACAGCGGTTGGTGCCTCGATGGAATCAGCGGCTGCGGCAGCAGGATCTGCGTCCATTCCCACGTCCATTCCAAGATCCATTCCAAGATCCTCTTCGGCCTCGGTGATTTCTTCTTCCTGCTCCAGCAGTGAATCGACTGCATCTCGAATACTATCTGCGTATTTCTCGATCAGTGCTGATTCAGCGTTTTTAATTGCTGCTTCCTTAAGTGCTTTTGCATCTACTATAGCTTGCTCTAACATTGTTGACATTTGTTTTCTCCTACCGCAATAAAGTCTTTTGCAATAATAAGTAGTTGTCTGGTGTTTGAAAATACCATTTAACAGCCATTATTTCGCAAAGGGATTGCTATGTTTTACTCTAATCCGTTCAACGCCATGATTGCAATCAATCCTGGCAACGATTCTCTAATATACACACCCGAAAAGAGTGTCTCTGTTCGTCCACCGACATAAGAGATAGCTGCATCCAAGTGCTTGCCGACCTCTGGGTCGTCTGCCATCTCTGGGGTTATAATCAACAGCATAACACCCGTTTTGGGGCGTCCAACTGGATCTGGACAGGGTGATCGCTTCAAACAGTTGTGAAAGATCTCTGCGCCCATGTTTGCAGAAGCTTCCTTCACCATTGTTGAACCAACGAACATCCTTTTATTCGTTTTTAGGCATCTTTCAAGATCTTTCGAGTCAAAAGACTGAATTGGTGACTTTTCTCCGGCCAATTTAAGAATCTGAAGGAATAGTTTTCCAAATGTCTTGTTGGCTGTCGGGAACATGCCAAGCATACCGACTTTTCCCCTCAAAAGCTGAACTTGCTTCTCATTATCGAGGATAACGTGAGGTTTGTCTTTCAAATCCTTGGCAAGTGCTGCTGAGTTTTCTTTAATTGTTGGGTTTAGTTTTTCTTGGGCGGTTGGTTGGGTGATGACATAAAGAACTTTGCCTTCTGCCGACACTGACGCCAAATATCGCTCAAATACGGGATCAAGAGCGGCTGTTGATGAACCAGTTCCGCCTCCGCCACCTGCACAGACGACGAGCCAGTCAACCTTTCCGAACTTTGTTCGCAAAGCGTCTTCGACGACGACTCCGTTCTCTCTAAAGACCTTCTTGCCGATGGCTGTATCCTTTGCGGCACCATCTGATCCTGGAACGTGGACGAAGTGTTCTTCGGGGACGCCCATGGGTTGGTCTTTTTCCGTTGTATTGATTAAAAGGGTCTTGTTGAATCCCAAATCAAGGAATGACTTGGCAATTTTACCACCACCACCTCCAACACCGACGATACCGATGTTAATTGCGGCACCTGCTTCGTTGTCAGGCAGTTGGTCTTCATTCTTTACTTCTTCTGATTCGCCATACTGCTCAATAAAATCAAAGTCTTCAAAATCGCTCATATCACATAGCTCCCTATTTTAATTTAATTAGCTTGTGGATGGGTTTTTTGACTAAAATTGGCTATTTTCGCCGTCGATTGCGACGTTTTTCCGCTTTGCGTCGATCACGCTGGCGTTGTTGTTCTGCTTTTTTTCTTTTGAGTCTTTTTTTAATAGAAGGCTTTACATAATACTGTTTGTCTCGGTGATCTTCTAGGATACCGGAGATTTTAACTTTTTTTATAAATCTTCTGATTAGCTTTTCGATGTACTCATCTTTTCTGCTATCAACTTGCACTTATTGTCTACCTTTCTTATCAGTTCCTGCTAACTGTTTCCAAGCGGCTGTTCTTCCGCCAGTGAAGTTTGAAATATCAACACCAGCATCTCTTGGATCTCGTCCAGAAAGTGGGCTTTGGCCATTGCTTTCTGCGGGTGCTGGGGTTGTGCCTTCGAAGATATCAACTCCGCCATAAGCATCACTTCCGATTGAGTCAAGCAATGCTTTTCTCTTTCTCTTTGATTCCTCTAGGGCTTGTTGGTGTCTTTCTTCCTCTTGCCTCTCTTGTTCCTCTGAAACAATTTGGGCAGTTGGAGCAGCGGTTGATAAACCGTTTGCAACTTCTGATACAATACTTGATATGATGCCATTCTCTTCCAATATGACTTCACGGATGCACTCTCGGATGAGAGGCTTTAAGATTTTCTTTAGTTCTGATTTTTTCATTCTTCGCTCACAATTGAATTTAAAATACGGTTAATTCTATCTGCTTTTGTAAACATCTTCTTTTCCATGCTCTCATTGACACTCATATATGCCTCTGGTGTTGATGGCTCTGAAACAAAGTCGAAGCAGATTAGTTGGAAGTCGTCTTCGACAACCGTTGCTCCGTTGTTATCTTCATGAACCGATCCCAAACCTCGTGATGAGATTCCAAGCTTGACGCCAGATTCAACAAGTGATTTAAGGATTTGTCCTGAAGGGGTGTTGAGGACTTTAACTTTGCCCATAACATTTTTTCCATCCCACCATACGGAAGTTACCATATGGGATGCGTTTCTGAGGTTTACAACTGAATCTTCTGGGTGATCTAATTCTCCCAGTGCTCTGCGTTCATTAATGATCTTGGTATAGTTTTTCATTTCTCTCTCCAAAACCTTGTGAGGGTAGACCCTTCCATTTCCATTGAGTTTGTCAGCGCATTGCATAATGCCAGTTAAGTACAGAGTGCCGTTGGCGACTTCTTGCTTCTCATGTTCAGTGAGCAGATCTTGGCAAACACCGCCTTCACACAGTTCATAATATTCTCTTAAGAGAACTTTTTTAGACATTTTACATTCCTCGTTTTCCCCCTACATCCTCAGATGCAGGGCATAGCTAAGATCCTTTGCAGCAACGCCTGACGGGTTGCAGGGCAAACTTTCTAGTCCAAAAATTATTCATATCAACTCTCCGTTCCTGATTGGGTATGCTCTATCTTGAATCCATTGTCTCCAAGTACAGCGTCAAAGGCATAAGAAAAAGTAGATCCTATACCACCACACAGAAGATAATTTGCAACTGTATGTTCAAAACTAAATAGTTCCGTATAATCGTTTATGCCACATAAAAAGGCACCGACCCAAAAGCCAGTGCAGAGTGTACAGGAGAACAATTTTCCAAACCATCCCGCTGTAGGTCGAATTTTATTAAATATCTTACCGTAGACGATAATAAAGGTTATGCCAGATGAGGCGGTTCCGAAAGTCAGCAACTCACTGAGTGTCATTCGTTCTCCATTGATTCAAACATGCCAATTGTAGATCTGTTGCCGCCATACAAACCGCCGATGGGGTCTTTGGGAATAACGCCTTTGTTTGCACTATGCTCAACGTCACCAAGACTTGTAGTATTCTCTGGTTCTGTTACCCGATCGGTTTCCTCATCGGCCATTCTGGAACTATACATGAAATAAGGTCTTTCCTCGTTCATAAACTTTCCAATGCCGAATGTAATCGTTTGTACTGGATCTGCTCCGTTGAATGTCTCAGCAATATATCGCCCCTCCATGGAGCCGTATACATTGCCGCTTCGCACAGATGTTATATCAATAAGACCCTTCTTTCCAAGATATTTAAAAAACCTATCTTGAGAGTCATATACATCTTCAGTGAGATGATCTTTTGCCACGACCAATACCTTGCTGCTACCTGGCATTATGATAACATCAATATCAATATGATCAGTGATCATAAGATTGCCATCCATCGATTTTCTAATTTTTAATTCAAGCGAGGCTTGTGGTTTGGGTTCCTCGACGACCTCTTCTTCGGCATTTGCTGCTGCAATAGCCTCTTCACCAACTGCTATTGAAATAGGCATTAGGAGTTGACCTCCCGAACCAAATCTTGAATCTTAAGGATTTTTCGAATTTGTTCTTCATCGACCACCTCTTGAGCAAACGACTCAAGCATTTCAACAACCTTGTCTGTGCTCTGGATCATGTTATCGTCAGAGTTGATTTCTTCAGCTTCCTTGGAGGCTGAAACTTCCTCTTTTAATCTTCCGATTTCTTCATTAAGATAGGTTTTCAATTCAAGTCCGTTGTCAACAAAAGATAGAATATATTTACTCAAGAGGTCTTTTTGTTCTTCGTGCAGTTCATCGCTATAAGATTCATTAAACTTGTTGGTAAAGGTCTTATAGGTCAGGTTGCTAATGTGGTGCATCTGATCAGGTCGCTCATTGTCTTTGATCATGTTACAGATAATTTTGTTTTCGAGGAGGACACGATCCTTCATCCTAATTCCGTCGCTAAATATTTGTGATAGTGTTGCGAGGTTTTTATAGTTGGGAACAAAGTTCGCATAGGTTGAATCACCGACTTCCTTATTGATATCATCAACAAGTGCAGACTGGGCTGAGAAGATATCATCATTAGACAGGGTGGAATACATCCTCTTTGCCTCCAATAATATTCTTTCAGCAGTGATTCTATCTGTATCTCTAGCTTCATTAACAGATCTATAAAGATCTAATTCTTGAAACAATATACCACTCTTTTTGAAATGCTTTTTAAGAACTTTTGAGATAGCAACTCTCTGATCAGTATCGCTGGCGATGGATGCTTTTGTTAGCTCCTTCACCAGTGCTTCAAACAAGAAGGCGGTGTTCCGCTTCTTATTGTGTTTGAGCTTTTTACTCTTTTTCTGATTGGCCATCGTCTTTTTTCTCCAAGTTTTGAATGAGGTTTTTAATATCTGCCGATACCTCAAAGAGTTTCTTTTCCTCTTTATCATAATTAGTATTAATTTTAGATTCGGCAATATTAAGACCCGTTAAGCCCATAATATCCTGTGCACCTTTAAAGGTGTTTCTGGTGGTAGAGCTTGCAGTCTCAGCAGACCACTGAGCTTTGTTGTGCTTTCGTCTTCCACCTGCTGCTCTTTGATCTCCACCACGTTGTGAAACGCCGCCGATATTCTTTGGAACATATTTCTTGCCCTTAGATTTTGGTGTGGTTGTCTCAATATTTCTATTTGCTGGTGCTGCGAGGAGCGGGCTGTCACCGCCTTCGCCTTCGTCACCAAGATCTAAGTCTCCGCCGAGATCTTCATCGCCGCCGAGATCCATGTCTCCGCCAAGGTCGTCACCGAAGTCACCACCGAGATCTCCTCCACCTTCGCCGCCTTCGGCTGCTCCCTCAAGTTGCTGGTCAAGCCAAGCATCGTAGAACATTTCTCTCTGATTTTGGATAACTTCTTCATCAGACATTCCAAAGAAGTTCTTGGAAATCCATCGTCGGCTGAAGAACTTCTCAGTTGCTCCACTGGCAACATCAAATTTAGTTTTCCAATGCTCAAGTTCTTGAAGCTCTGCAATCTTTGAAGGATTATTCAGAAATAATTTAAAATTAATCAAATCTTCGTTTCTATACCCAAGCGTATAAAGATGGACAATACCAATCTTCTCAAGTTCGGAAACAATCGCTCGCTGGAGCCTCTGGATGGTTCGTGCAAAGCGAATGTCCTTCTGTGCGAGGGTTGCCTTGTCTTCATCTGCACCTTCTGCTCGTGATAGGTAGGACGCTGGGACTTTAAGCGCAGAGAAGAGTTTATCTCTGAGATATTTAACATCGTCAATATCACCAGTATATTGACCACCTGCGAGGGTTTCAATTCTGGTTGAACCAGAACCACCACGGACAGGAATAAAATAATCCTCATCAATACTCATTGGATTGTATCTCAAGTCAACACGACCAGTGGTTGGATCGACAACTTGGTTTCGCTTCAGTTGAGTCTTGGCCTTCTCCATGAATTGCTCAACATCTTGTGGTGCGATCGTTCCAACGTCAAAGTAAAATACTCGGCGCTCTGGTGAACGAACAATACGATACGCCATCATAGCGTCTTCGAGAAGGGTGAGTTGGCGCCAGATTCTTCGAGCAGGTTCAACAACTGCCGTTCCATATGGGGCAAATTTATCATTGCCAAGGATTCGGAAGTGTGCGATTTGCCAATTCTCAAAAGTCATTCCACCAGAGTTCCACTGGTATTGGACATAATTTGCATTAGTTTGGTCTTGACCTTCCATTCTTTCGACCTCAATCGAGGGTAGACCAATGGCACTGCGGATTCCATGATGGTCGTCGATCTCAAGATATAAAAAGAAATCACCATACTTGCACATAGTTCTCGCCCAACCAAAAAGATTGTGATCTACATTGAGGATGTTGTGATAGAGTGCGCTTAGGATATCTTTAATTTCTTGGTTATGGCAGTCAATTGTCATGAGCGGGGTGAGTTTTGTCGAGGTTGTAATCTCATCTGCATAAATATCCAAAGCAGATGCAATCTCTGGTGTGTACTCCATTTGATCGAAATCCTGATAACGAAGAGTTCTATCTTGCTGCATAAGTGCATGGGAGTTGAGAGCATCAAAGGGGTTGTAAGCAGTCTTTTTAAAGTTAAGACCTTGTGCTGACTTGAAGTCTCCAGCATACTTATCAAGCTGTCGTCGTCGGAACCGTCGCTGTGTTTGCGCTCTATAATTAATAATAGGACCAGAAAATAGTCTGGTTAGTTGTCGAAACAATAATGAATCTTGATTTCTTGGATTTTTGTTATCTGCCATTTGTTATCCCTTACTGACCCATAAAAATGGTTCTAGTTCTTTTATTTGTGCTGCGTACTCTCTCGCCTTGTCGTAACCAGTTTGGCCTTTTATTTTTGTATCCAGAGTTGTATCGCTTCTGCTAATGCCATTAAGCAAAGCTTCGCTATATTCTGCATCTCTCTTGTTCGCAACCAGCGCAGTATCACGAACCCAACATCCAATTGCCATTGCCATGGTAAGGTCGTCGTTATAACCTCTCATCGCTTCCGGTCTTCCATTATTCCAAACGAAAGTTTTCAGTTCACCAGCGAACCTATTTGACATTACTGTAATTAGGTCATTCCTGACGAATTCCTCCAATTTTGCGATAATTAATGGTCTTGTTTTCATAGAAGTTGTGAATCCAGGTACAACACCTGCTCTGGAACTAACATCATATCCCTCGACATACTCGTTGGTTGACTTGATTGAGTGATATACGTTGGGATATTCCATGTCCAACAGCTTTGTGAGAACTGAATATCCAATGTTATTATTCTCCACAATGATCATGCAATCACCATAGGATTTCCCTGCGTCGAAGAGCATTGTTGCAAACGTATTCAAGTCTGGCTTACCTTGATATTCTGCGACCTGTCTCATATTCGTAACATCGATTATATGATAGACAGAATAGTCTCGTCCGTCGCCTCGTGCAACGTCTGCCGTGATCAGGTATGAACTCTCTGGTTTAAAGTTTTCCCAAATATATAAGTTTCTATCGAATCCTGCTCGGTGTTCTGGTGGTGTCACGGTATTGAAGATCCTTTCAAGATCCTCTCCTGAAATGACTGTTTCACCAGACATGTTAAAGTTACACTCAAGCTCTTGTGCGATCTCACGCCTTGACATGTTTCTGGTTTCTTTTTCAAACCACGCCATGTCTCTCTCTGGGTGTTGATCCCAAGTGAGTCGAGTTGTTACAAAGTCATTTTGCTCTTCTTCAGCCTCAGTATAGATTTTGTGAAACCAGTTACCAACACCATTGGGTGTGGAGAGTGCAATGCAATTACCGCCAGTAGAGAGCGTAGGGTATAGGCCCATCCACAGTTCATTCAACCCTTCAATGTGTGCGGCCTCATCGAGAACGAGCAGTGACAGTGCCTCAGAACGGCCAGCATCGCCGCTGGTTGAAGATGCTTTGATAATGGAGCCATTTGAAAGCTCAAAGGATGTTCTGTTGTCTGTGGAGATTCTTGCGATCATCAACCAGTCTGGCAGGTTCTTTAAGATCTGCTTTACTTTTTTGACAAGGTTGGTTGCGGTGGAAAACTTGGTGGCCATGACAAGAACATTCTTGTCTCTGTGAAAAAGCATGAGCCATACGACATACCCAGCAGTAACAGTTGAAATACCCAACTGTCTTGCTTTTAAAATAATATTAAATCTTGAATCCTGAAATGACTGGAGGAGGTCATCTTGGAATGGGAAGGTCTTGAAGGGGATCAATCCCTTTTGTGGGTGGGAAATCTTTGTATAGGTATTTATGAAGTATACCGGATCACGTCCGCACTTCACAATCTCCTTGACAACTTCCTTTTTAGATAATTGGTATGACATACACCCTGCTCTTTAAAGCGGTTTACTCTCTGCCAGCTTTGAGAATGTTTTCGATAGCTTCCTCAAGCTTGGCCTTTCCATCATCCATGTCGGACACTTGATCGCCATAATTGCCGACTTTATAATCCTGTCGTGCAACAACCCAAGAGCGTTGACGGCTCATATTCTGAACATTAATATCAGATTCGCCTTCTCGCTTCAAGTTAAGATTGCTTCCAGTCTCAGTCTTATATTGCTTCTTGAGATAACTTTCAACAGCACTAATGTATCCATTGATATCATTCTCAAATCCGTTTCCATGAACTTCTTTCATGGTCACTTCACTGTTATAATAGATGCAGAGTTTATCTGCTGCGAGTCTAATAGAAAATCCGTCAACCACTCGTTTGTCAGTGATAGCAACTTCTTCCTCTCGTCGCAATCCAATTTTAATTGGATCCCCATTTTCGTCAATCGCACCATCGTGGGTGTTTGACATAGCTTGTGAGATTCCTCTAACAATTTCTAATACGGTAGCCATTTTATTTCCTCCTCGATTAATCCGACTCTTTATTAATCTGTTGAACTTCTGCTCGAAGTTGTTTTAACTCTTCACGAATTACTTGACAAGCCTTTCGGAGTCTGACTCCTGCCGTCTTGTTGCCTTTCGATTCACATTTTAGTGCATCAATCTTTGCTTCTTCCAGCAAATCTATAACACACTGTAGTCTCTCCAGTAAAGTACAATTCATTATTCTTCACCCTCAACCTCTTTAATCTTCCACTCTCGTCCTTCTATATGTTGAATATAGCAGTCAAAGCAACTATCGAATTTTTTCATATACAAATCATCTACCATGTTAAAAGAATATGTTTCACAATATGAGCAAACCCTGTTAGTCTTCTTCTTATTAAGTAGTTTCTTTGATACAAAAACGCCATCTAACTCAACCCTATCATCATCTTCTGATGCGCTATTAAGCTTTTCTGCGACCTTTTTCTGCTGCTCCAGGTACTCTGCCTCTTTCTTGTCATCCCAACCAGATTTGGGGTTTTTGACTGCAACTTTGCCATATTTCTTTGCAATGGCTTTTTCAATAGCTGCTATATCATTGAGGTCTTTACCCTTGCTCACTGGATTCCATTCCCCTTTGTCAGCGCATAAACGAGGACTGTGGTTGAGATCGCACCAATAAAGAATACGCCCGCTGTGGTCAGGAAAGTTGACTTAGTTCCTTGGGTTTCAATGAGAAGATCGTTTGTTCTCTCAAGCTCCATGGCCAAGTAATCAATTTGCTTATCACGCAGATCAATCTGTAACTGTGTATTGATTTCCATTATCTCCATGTCAGTATCATACTTCAACTTCCATTTCCTTTGAATCATTTCGTACTCAGTGTTGATCAATGCCCATGCATCGGGCAGCAAAATATATACATCATTCTTAAGTGTGAGGGTTGTTCCCTTCTCTGCAAATGAATACGAGAACTCTGGGAGGGTCTTCGTTTCACTTGCAAGTAGATTTGCTGGGAATGTTAATCCTAATATAAGGAATGGTATCATTAGTGATTTAATCATCTTTGTTCTCCACTGTTGCGATAGAGTCGAGAGGCACATAGTTGAGCTTACCGAAGTTTCTCTCTATGTCCTCGACGACCTTTTTTCTCTCTTCGAACGTATCAGCAGCAAGGTATTCTTTCTTTCTCTTCGCCAGAGTTTCTTCCTGCTCTTTTGTTATCTCTTCTTCTTTTCGTCTTGCGTCACTCAGAATCTTCTTTTCAAGATCCTCGAACTCTGCTTGTCGATCCATCGTGTCTCTATACATTTGAAGTCTGCTCTTCTCAGACTCGCTTTTATTCTTCAAAACGAGTTCAGCAATCTTCTTGGAGCCGGATGTACCATAAGCAAAGATGGCGGCAATGAGCGCACCGCAAAGTGCGCCCACTGCAAAAAGATTATCTTTTATAAATCTTAACGCCTTCATCATTACTTTCCATGTCTCCAAGTTGCAGCAATATCTGCGACACCTTGAATTCCAATGTACGCCAATGAGATCGCAACCCAGTCACCAGACGCCAAGTTTGAATTAAACATGAGTCCGGTGGCTGTGAGCCACACCATCAACTTACGGGAAACTACTTTCTTCTGGACTGTATCGAGCATCCCGCCTTCACCGATAACTCCATTAATTAAATTCTTCATCTTATCTCCTTCTTATTCGACAATACACATTTTTGTGGGTCGATTACACGATTTCGGATTGTTCTGATTGGTCGCAATGCAAGAAAAACCTCTTGCAGTGTCACACTCAGAATCAATCTCACAAGTCGCAGTTGTTGTATATGCTGAATCAAGCACCGATTGGTGAACATAATTCAACTCTTTGCCAGCTTCTGGAACCTCACAGGTATATCCAGAGCCGCAATCCAATTCTTTCAGGTCATCCCCTGCTGCGTTTTTGATGCCTTGATTTTCACAAACAGCAACACACATTGGGTACAGATCGTTTCCATCAATTTGATAACTACCCCAACAATCTGTGTTAGCAGGGGTATCAGTAGCACCTGTTACAGCGCACATATCATACTCAGGCGCAGTGTTGCAAGGATTCTGTTGAGCGCATCGGACCATTCCTACACGGTCAAAAGCATCACAGAAGACTGCACTCTTGCCACACCAATGCTCAAACAGCGTACAGTAATCACCAGTGGCACCACTCTGAAATCGGAGTGGCGTACATTGAAACCCTTCAGAGCACTGAGTGGGATCTGAGTTTGCAGCATCGCATGTTCGGTAGTCGCTCATGTCATTGCTCATTGAAGCAACTCCAATATCTGAAACACTCTCGACGCCTTTAATAATTCCGGTTGGTGAGGGAATACATTCCTCATTTGACCCGCAGGTCGAAGCATAAGGATCTGATCCTGATGGATCACAGATCGTCTTACATCGGAAATCAACCATCTCTTGGCCTGTAAATCCAGACCCAGTTGTATTAGAGATAAGATTAATCTTTGTTGCAGCACAACGTCCTTGACCGTCCGCACAGAGCGAGAAATTGTCCCAGCCGCAGACCTCATTGATTTGAGATTCCTTTTTGAAGCAGTGGCCGCCTGTGGAATTTGTAGCGATACATATACCAGGACCGCCTTCGATGTTACGACACTCTGAGTCTGCGAGACACGGAGTCATACAAACACTCGTTCTTGGATTCACTGAATGACAGTCCAACCCTTCATCACAGTTTCCCTGCTCAATGCCAGTACACGCTTGAAATTCCAACGCTGCTGGGATATCAACACAAGCGGTTGTTATCACCTGACAGGTGCTAGATTCCTGATTGTACTCACAGGTGACGCTTCCTTCCTGATACTCTCGGCTATCATATAGATCGCACCGATATTCAGGATTTCCCGCCAAGGCTCCAGAGCAGTCAGCAGAACACATAACCTTTGGAACCATTTCCTTCTTCTCCTCGGCAGTGCAGGCAACAAGCCCTAGTGCGAGAAGCGCAAATAATATTTTTTTCACTTTGTTCTCCTTTAACATTTAGTGATTAACAAACGCAAACCCATTCTTCTTTTCAATTGAAATTTGCGAGTCTACAGAGTCCTTCAGTGCCTCTTGGTGAGATATGAGAAGGACTGTTTTGAAGTGTGTTTTAACGAGATCGAGGATTCTAACGAACCCTTCCATGTTCTCTTCATCCAATGCTGTTCCTGGCTCATCCAAGATGAATATGTCGCCTTTCGGCATGGAAGACACGCTCAAGAGTGCTAAACGAATTGCCATGGCAGCAATGGTTTTTTCCGCTCCTGAACCCATTTCCAATGGTCTTGCACTAAACTTGGGATGTTTAATAAATATCTCAAGCCTCTTGTCAATATCTTCGACATACACTTCAAAGTCAACGATGTTGGCAAGGGTTGATGCAATTTCAGCATTAATAATTGGTAATCTATTTTTGATAATATCCAGAGAAATTCCATTTGTGTGGACGCATCGCATAAACAAATCGTAGGCTGCGTACTCTTCTCTGGCTTCTGATAATTCTTCTTTCTGCTCGCTCAAACTCTCAAGTTGTTGAGTCAGCGAGCCGCTCTCCTTATATAACTCCGTGAGTCTATTTTCGCATTTAATGAGCTTATCTTCGGATTCTCTCACCTTGACAGTCTTCTTTTTTCTATCGGCAATAAGGTGTTCCAAGTTCTCAATTGCGTCACGATTCTCTTCATACTCAGCAATTTTGTCAGAAAGATTTCGAATCTCAGAGTCAATGTTTAAGACTTTGGTTTTGTTTTTCGCAATTTGTAGCTCAATCTTGCCAATTTTTGTTTCCGTCGATGCTCGCTTCTCAATGACCTGACGGTGCTTCTCAATGTACTGGGCAATGACATCTGGCTGGAGATTGAGAATTTCCTTACCAACTTCTTTCTCTCTGTCTTTTGCCTCGTCAAGATCTTTTTTCGTGATTCCGATACTTTCAAGCGCAGTAAAAGCATCCTTGATGAATTTACATTGCGGGAAGCTTTCTCCACACGGAACTTCGTTGAGGAGTTGGATCTTCTTCTCTTCTACTTCTCGGACGGTTTCTTTTTCTCTGATAAGTCTAAGTACCCCATCGAGGGCATCTTTTTTCTGTCGCACCATCTCTTGCTTATCATTCCACTCGTCAATATTAAATTCACTACAGAGGCTGTCAATCTTTGCAACAATATCCCTATTTTCATCAGATTCCTCTTTTAACTTTTTATTTTTATTTTCTAGGCTGTGAGAGTTTCTTTTCTGCTCTTCCAACAATTTGGTGACTTCTTTAATATTAATGATAACCGCTGGGATGGCATCAATTGAAGATTGAAGTTCGATAAGATTAGCCTTGCTGGTTGCAATGTCGCCTCTTAATATGCTGCAAGTGTCTTTCTGCTCGCTCACTTCTTTGTTGTGTGAAATGAGTTGTGTTTGTATAACCTCTGACTCTGTGTCGAAATCGATCACTTCAAGCCTCTTCAGGATTGCCTTAAGATCAGAAGCGTCATCCTTTGCAAGTTTGAACTTTTTATCGAAAATCTCAAGGTCAAGGAACTTCGCAAGGATCTCTTTCCTCTTCGTCGAACCCTCACCAATGAAGTCCAGAGAGCCTAATTGAGAGGCCATTGAGGTCAAAAGGAAGTCATCCATCGTACCAAAGTATTTTCTGATATTCTTGTCTGTTCCGTTACGATCAAGGCCATTAAGAGGCTCTTTCCTGTTGGTCACTGGATTGTACGTTGAGAAGGTTACGTTAGTTTTTGCTTCGTCTGTTTCTTCTCCTCGGAGTTTTTTAGTATATTTCTCACAGTCACGTTCAATGATCAGTGTGGTGTCTCCAACCTCAATTTCGGCCCTTCCTTTGGCCCAATCAGCCTTTTCATTGATACTGTTCAGATTCTTCCGATTGCCCTTTGAGGTCGAATTATAGACGGTGAACAACAGACTATCGATGATACTTGACTTTCCAGAAAAGTTTTTTCCAAAGATGCCAACGATGCCATTCATGTTCTCGAAATCAATTTTATTCTTCTCTCCGTAGTTGAACAGGTTATCCCATTCAAGAGACTTCAAGCTCCAACGAACATTTCTTTTTACGTCCTCGCCAGCTTCGACGACTGTATTGTATTGTTTATTCAAAGCACAGACACGATCGAACATTACGTCGGTTACTTCATAATCTTCCAAGAATTGCTTGAAGAACTTTTCCTGCACTGCAATGTTCCGCAAGTCCTCTTGTATGAGTTCTCCTTCGATCTCGACACTACGACGTGCTCCTGAAGCTCGATTGAGAAATGTTACAGAGGTTGGCTTGAACTTTGATTTTGCAGTGTCCAATGCCCTTCTGAGCTTGTGAATCGGAAGGCTGTGGTTTGTTGCAACACGAAGTCTTGCGCCCTCTGGAACAACTGCGTTCTTGGGAATACGACCTTGCTTGGTCAATTCGATTGTAACGAACGGACGTGGGTTTTCAAGGACATGATGCTCAACAGTGAACTCATCTTTACTTTTAATATCCCAAACGAGATAGCCCTTGTCATTTGTCTCGCCATGGTTTTGTTGAACGGTGGAACCTGGATAACGGACACGACCCTCAGTATCAAGAATCTGATTCGTTTTGTGAATATCCCCAAGAAAGGCATAATCAAAGTCCTCAAACACTGCAATATCATGATCGCCGTGTTCCATTATCCAGCCAGTGTCTGTTACGACACCACCTACCGCTCCATGGTATAGAGCAATATTTATTTTATCCGCATTTGATGGCTGGACCCAATTGTCTTCATCGAACACACTCAACACATTAATGGTGAAATCTTTGTCCAACACAGTCTCGCCAGCGGATTTGAGCAAGTGAAGGTTGGGAAGATTGAGTGCCTCAATAATTGGGGTCAACGCATCTTGGCGACTTTCGTTCTTAAGGTTTCCGTCATGATTGCCCAATATAATATAGGTGGGGGCGATACTCGATAATTCCTTAAAAAAGTTAGCTGCCATATCAACAAACTCAGGTGAAATCTGAGTCTTGGTATGTGCGATATCTCCACAGTGAATAATATAATCCACGTTTTGTTCTCGCAACATATTATACATCTTTTCGAATACAGTTCTGTACTCGGAATGATATTTTAAATTTCGTATGTGGGTATCTGCAATATGTGCAAATCGTGCCATGCTGTCCTCATTTAATTAAACCAATTGAATGGTTCAAGTAGGCTTCAGCATCTACTGCCTTCGCCTTTTCTTTTCTTTTATTGAACTCATCCCTCGACATCTCACCAACGTCGGAGAACGGTTCTATCTCTATCTTGTATAATTCTACACCATATTCCAACAATTGTTTAATTAAAAATAAAGATTTCTTCTCTGCATCGGCATCCAATGCAAGATAGATTGGGGTGTCATTTTTGACTATCTCTTTGAAAACCTTGGACTTTTCGGAAATTGTGGACCCCAAGATCGGAATTGCGTTTCCTGCGACGATCGCATCAAAAACACCCTCGACGATCGTTAAGTCGCTATCCCAATCAATATAAAGCTCGCTGAAGACAATATCCTTGCTGACGGATGGACTTAAATATTTTCTCCAATTGTTATCATATGTACGCCCAACGAAGTAATTCACACCGCCGTTTGTTGCAAAAGACGGGATGACCACACGGCCCTCATATTCGCCTGTGCCGCAGTATCCGATTTTCCAACGCAATATATCAGTCTTGGTTATGCCACGCTCAGAGAGGAACCTCAAGGCTGGTGAGGCGGTTATAGGGAGGTTTTTTGAAGTGAGCGTCTTGAACTCGCTGGGGAGTGGAATAAGCTGTTCTGGTTCTATTTCCTCCTTTTTACCAAACAGTTTCTCATTCAGTATCTCCTGGAAAGACTGGAGGTCATGCGTGAAGGACTTCTCGTATTTGTCCCATTCTTTGAGTTGTTTGAAGTCTCCATACTTTCTTACGACCCTCCGAATTGAATTGCCACGATACTCGCAAATCCAACATTTGAACTTATCTTTCTCGACATTGATTGAGAGTTTCTTTTTGTGGTGATCGCAAGCAGGGCAAGCGAACAGGTATTCACTTCCAGATTTGTAGCCTCTTCCAAGAACCTTCTTCAGGACTACTACTTTTTCGGTTGTATGCACTTAGCACCAGCTTTCGCTATAATTAAACTATCGGCCCGATCATATGTACCAGGCACAGGATTTCCAAACTTAGTCTCATCATAGCAGAATTGTGGTTCAGTGTCAAGTAAAAACTTCAATACAACCTTTTTTATATCTCCACCCTTTTCTTTTTTGGGGACACCACAAGATTTCCTTGCAGAAGGTGCGGAAATGTATTCAGGTTCCATACCCCATAGCTCATAACAGAGCCAACTGACAATTCCGTTGAACGCTGCGAGTGTTGAGATTGTTTTTGCGG